CTTGCTTGGTCTGTCATACCGGAAGTGCAACGAACAAAAGATTTTCAAGAGAATACGTAAATTTAAAGACAAAGGTATCTACTCCAAAGTGGATGCTATAATTTTAAAAGACAAAATGATATGAAGAAGAAAATTAGACACAATTTCAACAAAGGGATTAAGCTGCATTTAGCTTGTGCAAATGGCCTTATCAGACCAGTAATGAATTGCATATATTTCAAAGATGGATATGCAATAGCCAGCAACGGCAAGATATTAATCAAAGCCTGCCTAAATGAGATTTGCAACTTTAGCGAAGAAGAGAAGGAATTACTGGAAGGTAAACTAATTAGTGCAAAAAACTTTAAGGAAATCATCAAGCATACTATCATTGAGATTGAAGAAGATGGTTTCCACGCTATATATGACGATTGGGATATAAAGTATAAGTTCGCGAATATAGATAGTAAATATCCCAATTATAACGAAGTTATAAGTCAATTCAGACCAGGATTTGCGGAAAAGGTACTTATTGACCCACTTAACATTGAATTGATAGCTGATGCTATGAATGCAAGGGGAGGCATAAGATTCCATTTCCCTAAAGATGATATCAAAGGAATTAAGATTACATTTTACGACAAAGAGTTATCTCTATCCGAAGCTCTTCTAATGCCTAAACTTGATTATTGATATGACGGAGCAAGAATACAAGGACTTGGCAAATAGTCAACCAAAGTATTACTATGAACCAAGAGGAAGAGAGTGGGCTTTATATGAGCGAGAAAAGGACGGCATGGGAGGGACTAAGATATTTGAGCATTGGGACAGAGAAGTTGTCCGTAAGCGATGCTATGAGCTAAATGGCTGGGATTATAAATCAGCAGACAAATAGCCTATGCTACAAAAGATGTGTAGGAAGTATCTAAAAAGACTTCTCCCGGCTGCAAAGGAAGTAGGGTTGGAAGAATTTGTAGTTACTACCATAGATAAAAACAAGTCGGGTACTTGTGTAGCCACCAGACAGCAGGTCGATATGCTTGCCTCAATGTGTGAAGATAATCGGGTTAAACGTGAAGAAATACCAAATATTGTAGGTAAGTCATACCGATTCTGTCTGACTGGTAATCTTTTTAAGAGAATACGTAAATTCAAAGACAAAGGACTTTATTCTAAAATAGATACTTTGTTGTTGAGTGAAGAACTAAAAACTAAATGACATGTTTGAAGATAAAAAAATAGGTGAAAGATTTGAATATGAAGGAGTAACCTTAGAAGTGGTAAATGTGCTTGATTTCCCTTGTGAAAAATGTTTCTTTTATCAGAAAGAATGTAATAATATATACTGTTTACCGCGTACGAGAAAAGATAAAGAGAATGTATGTTTTAGAGTGGTTGAAAAGGAACATATTAGTACCGTTCAAGACTGCGAACTGGCAGTTAGAGTAACCGAAGAAAAGGCTATTGAAGCGGCAAGGCAAACGATAGCAGATATCTTTAACGAAGTACACGGTATCAATCAGACTATGTACTTGGAGGACTTTGTAGCAAGACTTAAAAAATAAAAGATGGCAGTGAAGTTTAGACATAAAGAAACTGGCTTGTTTTGGTGTAGGGCAAAAGGTCGTTTTCCGTCAATAAATGAATATTATGAATTAGGGGAAGAAAGTATCTTTAGAAAAAGGCATTTATCTAAGCGTGGAGCGATTTACGAAACCGCTACTGAAAAGCAAAAACGAGAATGGATTGGTAAAGAACATGCCGATGAATTTGAAATTGTTAAAGTATAATGTTATGGTAAGAAAAATAAAATTTAGAGGAAAGGACATTGATACGGGAGAATGGAGATATGGATATCTCTCTTTCTTCTATACTGCCGGAAGGGATAAAAACGGATTTATCCTTACGGATAAGGCTCAAATATATTCCCCAGAAGACGGATGCTGCTACGACGTATTGAAGTTGATTAGGGGGAATAATCTACTTGAAATAGCCTATGAAATGCTATGTTGGTGTGTAGAAAATGGATATGTTGAACACAATAGTTAATTTCAGTTAATTATGGGGGGGGGGAATTTCTAAATTTGTATCTTTACGTAAGGTTTAATCAATTAATATTCAACAATATGGAAATAGCAAGAGACAAGAACAATAACCACATGCAAGCAGTAGTTATAGACACTGCATATAATGTGGAGCAAGGACAAACTCTCAAATTAGGAGAGGGACTTTACCGATTTGCAGCTTATGAAGATACTACCTTCAATATGCCGTTCTTAGACCCTAATCACGAACGACCAGTTTTAGCAGCTATTTATATGCCTGCTGGCAGTGTCGAATACTTTTATGTCTACGATGGCACTCTTTCTGTTGTAGAAGGAAAACTCAATATCATGGGTTCTGACATTCAAACAAATTCATAGCCTATGTTAGTAAATGTTGGTAAACTAATGAGCCATACATCAACTAAGGGAGGGGGAGGAGTTAAGCACCCATTCAATCCTTCTTTAGTTGATGCGTGGTTTATGAGTGGGCTTTCCAATAGCGACAAGCCTACTCAAATAGTTGGAGTAAAGAAGAATAAACTCCAACTAAAGAACTTCTCCTATGCTCTGAATAGCGGTTTCGGAGAGTATGCTGTAGATTTTACCTTATGGAAAGGAACTGGCACGACTTCTGATTCTGTTTCCATAATCAAAGAGGCTGGAATAAACCAAGGATTTGCATTGATTTATTACAGCCAAATAACATCTGATATTCCTTCTCATTCTATTAAAATAACGGGACTTAATTCCGGTGAGATATTATTCTATTACAGAAATAGTGAAGGCGTAGAAAAACATAATAGTTATACCAAAGACGGAGTATATACATTACCTACCTGCTATAAAGAAGGTACGGGAGGTATTTCTTCGGGTTTTACAATTAAAACTACTGATAAAATAACCATTACCCAACTTCCCACAGCCTATGAAGGTGCGCTGGTATTCGATGGCGTGGACGATTACGGGATATGCAGCAATCTGCCTATATTGACAGACTATACGGTGATATGCAGGAGAGTGATAGAGAATGATACTAACGTTGTTGCCTCAAAAAGCATAGTTGCTGGCAATGGAGCATTTATTTTTGAATATGCTAATAATGCTACATATTCTTTTAGTGAATATACTTCTGGTTTGAATATGAATCTAAAAGATTCTGTTTCATATCAAACCAAAAATTCTTATAACGGTAGTGTAATAACAGTAGGTACTGCAAATGATACTGATACACTGACCTTAGGCATCATAAGAGAAAAAGACAGCAGATTATTGAAAGGAGCTATCTACTACTTTGCCCTCTATGACAAGTCGCTGACACCCGAAGAGGTTGAAGAGGAGAAAGTAAAGCTTGAAAATTATTGGGAAGGAGGTAAAAATGAATTGGCTTGAAATACCCGTAGAAGACTTGAAACAATTCGACAAGGATTGGGAAGTCAGAAGAAAGAATGTAGACGAAACAAAAGCTCTTTTGCATGAGGGAATATATAATGAACTTGTACCACAAGTTGAACCATTATCAGAAGAAGGAGAACCGATAGTCTATCCCTATCCACTTCTTGACAATCAAATGGTTGAAGCTCTGTTGGAAACTTCTGAATGGTCTAATATAGATGAATAAGGCTATACTTGTAGGATGGATTACTGACATTAGAGAAGTCGGTAGTTATGGGGTAATGGTGAAACTCAAAACTTGCGAAAAGGGTTTTACTACCCAAAAAGGCTATAAGGTAGCTGATAGGATAGATTATCATGTATGCCTTGCAAAAGGAACAATTACACGATACATTCTCGACAACTTCAATGTAGGCAACTTAGTTGAACTTACTGGGAAGATATACAACAAGCTGGAAGAAACCAAACATGGCGATAAGGTTCAGTTAACCAATATCCATATACAGACAATCAATCTGTATTCTCTGAACAACATATCTCCAGTTTCAAAGAGTAATGGTGATACAAAATATGTAGAAAATCCCGATTTATATTTTGAATAACCAAAGTTTATTGCTACATTTGTGCTACAAACTTTTGGTTCATAATAACAGCATTTTAAACCCTATTCTTTAGCTGGCAAATGGCATTTCTAATTTTCTGATGGGGAGGGATTAATTTCTCTCCCTTATTTTTTGGAACTTTCCAAAATTTGGCATACCTTTGCCTTATCTTAAAACAGAAAAAAGATGGAGAAAAAGAACTACTTAGACGATTGCCTCGCAACGCTTCAAATTCCGTCACTTCCTAAAAAAACATGGGACAAAGTTTCCGAATTCAACAAAGGAGTTTGCCTTGTAAGACGGATTGACGGAACAGAAAACTATGCAATTTGTCGGTACAATAAAGAGAAGGACGAAGCTGTCAAAGTCGTTAAAGATTTCTGCTTGGCGACATTTACAGAAATTCTTGAATGCTATCCAGTTCCCGACTTTGTGGAAGCTGACATTGAAAGCATGGACTTGGACGAAGCCAATAAAATGGCAATGGAAGAGTTGCTGGAAGAACGTCAAGAAGCTATCATGGAAGACGTCGAAGTTGAGGAGGAGAAACTTCCGGAGTGGATATATCCATTCATCAGCAACCGGGAAGAAGCTCTTGCATTCCTTAAAAGTAAGAGAATAAGAAACGCCCACTCTCTGAAATCTGACGAAGCTGTCAAAGCTAAATTGTATTTAGTTTACGAGGACGAAAAAAAGAAAAATAAATAACCAAAGGCACTTATATACAAAGTGACACTTAGTATATAACCTAATGCCAATGTAGCGAAAACCAAGCTACGCAGAGTGATTTAAAATAGTATTAACCCAACCGATGGCGCATCGGGGATTGGACGGTGAGAACCCAACTATGGACGACCGGGGCACAAGCTCCCTAAGAAGTAGCGGCTCGATGAAACGTCAAGTTGTTCAAGTGTAAGCTTGGATATAAACGCCTAACCAAAAAAGATATGATGGATATTAGTAAAATGAGCAAGGCACAGCTTGTAAAACTCATAGGTACTTCCTATGTATTCGTGCCAAAGACCAAAGGACACATGTATTGCAGACTGGACGATAGAGGTATTTCTATTGTAGTTACTGACGATTACTCAGTTGTGTCTACCAATTTCCATAGAAACGTATTTACCAATGTAGTAAGTGGCGGTTACTCTAATCCTTATCTGTGGCTTAGAACATTCTGTGAGTGCATCGAAGCAATCAAAGAGTTTGGAGAAGTTAAGGACAAGAATGGAAATGTACAAGGTTTCAGCTTCTCTCAACTGATGGAACATGCTGACGAAATGCCGGAAGAGATTGTTAAGGTATTGCAGCATACAGAGCGATGGATTTATACGCTTTCCGAGCCAACCTTTGCCGTTGGAGGAGATACATTGCAAGTCACCAATGTAATGTGTATGTACTTCTCATACTTGGCAAAAAGTAACACCATGCTCATGCCAGCACCTTCCGATATTTCTCGCAACGAATTTTATCAGAAGTATATCGAAACTATCCGCTATCTTTCTCTTGAAACAACGCTTGATGAAGAAAAGGTAAAAGATTTGAAGGAACAAATCTACAACATCGAACGTGAGGCAATGAACAAGATTGAGATTCTGATTAAGGATAACGGTGGTGAGCTTAAGCAATCAATTGCCATTCCTAAAAGAGAGGTTGATGAAGGAGAAGCCTTAAACGAAATGAGGAGTGACACTTAGCTTTTTATAAAAAAAGCCAATGTAGCGAAAACCAAGCTACGCAGAGTGATTTAAAATAGTATTAACCCAACCGATGGCGCATCGGGGATTGGACGGTGAGAACCCAACTATGGACGACCGGGGCGCAAGCTCCCTAAGAAGTAGTGGCTCGATGAAACGTCAAGTTGTTCAAGTGTAAGCTTGGATATAAGCGCCTACCGTCTGTGAAGATAGTTTAGATTGATTTTCAATTTTTCATTAAGAGTGATTTTAATATTCTTATACCCTTCTTGCTTGTGAAAGTAGGAAGGTTTTTTGGAACTTTCACAGATTTAAGCTACATTTGTAGCGAAGTCTAAACTTAAATATTTAACGAAATGGCTGGAACAACTTTTACCAACAAGCGACTTTCCTATCATGTGTCTAACACAACTGGCACTATCACATTGGAAGGTGACGCTACAATCAACTCACAATCATTGATTGATTCATTCAATGGTAGTGTAAACTCTACTACCGGACAGTACGGCAACTTCTCTTACTCTGAATCCGATGGGGGACAAGTAAACAGAAGCTACAACGGCTCAAAGGAAATCGAAGTAGAGGCTTGTGACCTTATTGATTCTGTAATTGAAGACATCAAAGCAGAAGCATTGAAATAATGGTTAATTACGAGCAGACAAAGAGCTTGATGAAATCAAGAGGGGTAGATAATCTCTCTCCTCTTGACTTCTCTTTTTCGTTGATGGTGGCTATCGGTATCAATGAGATACAATCCTATATGGTTACTATCAGAGGGAAAGAGTATGAAAAGAAAACCGAAGAACAAATACCTAAGTTCCGTGAAAGATGTAGCTTGGAGGTTACAGACTATCTTGAACGGACAGATATTAAAGAAACTATAAGGTTTCTTAGGGCAGAGCACGATAGGAATATCAAAGACACTGCCTTGCAGCTTGAAGACATTGACTTCAACGCAGAAGACCTAAGAAAGATATTGGCGAAGTTCTTGAAAGAGAAATACAAGGACATTGACGCAGCCGATGCAAAGGACTTGCTCAACGCCATCAAAATATATGTGGATAAGTTCGGAGATTCCGGAGAGGACGGAGTTGCTAAGTTCAACCGACACTTTATCCAAGTTTATCCTCCATATAATGCTGTATGTCCCAATTGCGGAAAAGAGATTGACTTGCCTCGTGGTGTCAACTCTAAATGCAAGCATTGCGACCATCAGTTTGTATGGAGTGAAGAAAAGGAAAGATATTATTAATGACACTCATATACAAAGTGATGTATATAATTGCCATTGATTTGTTTAATCTCATATTTGATAGTGTTAGTAGACGGCATCGGTCTGTGAAGATAGATGCTTTTTAGTAGAAACATTTTAAAACAACATAATAATGAAAACATCTAAAATTGTAAGCGTTTATAAAACAATGAACGACAGCAAACTCACTAAGATGGAGGATGCTGACAAGTTTAAAGTTATTAAAGCATTGAGAGCCATTAAGCCAATCAGTGAAGGCTATGAGGAGTTTGTCAAGCTGACACACGAGAAGCTGAAAGACGATAAAATGGAAGAGATGCAGAAGAAAGCCCAACACTGGCAGGAAATGCAGTCACAAGGAAAGGAAGTTGAATACTCCTTTGAGGAGCGCAAGGAACTCAATGAGTATTTCCAAAACTTCAACAATACCATTGAGAAGCTGATGAAGGAAGAGGGCGACAAAGAAAACGAACTCACCTATGACAAGTTGAGTGAGGACGCTTTCGGAAAGTACATCGCTTCCAACGACTTCAATGTAAGTACCATCATGGACTTGCAGGAAGTTCTTGTAGGAGAATAGTATTTGTTGCATATTACATAGTTTATTTAGAGGTTAGGGGGAGCTTGTGAAAGTTCCCCTTTTCTATTGTTACATTATTGGTCGTAGAGGTTCTACGGAATCTGTATATCTCGATGAATCAAGAGTAACCCAGACTTTATAGGATTCGTCTGCTTCTATATCAAATATCTTTCTGATAACTGTGTATGTTTCACCAGCAGCCACAGTGAATGTTCCTAACTCTAATTTTGTTTCACCAACCATCTGTGGGTCAAACAAGTCATGTTTAGCGAAGCGAACCCACAGCCAATTATTAGTAAAGGTCTTGCTTGAACTTGTCGGGTTCTTGACTTGAACAGTCACAGTCAATGCAGTTGCAATCATTCCAATACTAGCATTAATAATGATGTTATATGTGGTACTTACTACTTGTATCTCGGCAACCTTGGTATTTGGCAAAGTGAAATAGCCAGCAGCCTTATCCGCGTCCAGTATGCCAAGTTTTACAGTAGACAAGAACGGATAGACATTATATGTGTTTACTGGTAATCCTCCAACTGGTACTTGTACCAGCATTGTCCCTGGACTGTCAGCAGTCAGTCGTTGCGACCTTGTTCCTCCTTTCTGAACCATATATACACCAAAGTACATATCCCCTAATGTATAAGTCACACCCTGCCATACCAATCCACCTATATCACTTAACGATAGACTTTCTCCCGTTGAAGATGATGGATTATAAGCTACTGTGGCAAAAAAGGTGCTGCCACTTAGATTATCTACTTGCTTTGGAACTGTAAACGAGTGAATTGGCGCCATTGCTTCCGGCATATACCCTTCAAAGTCAAGAAGCCGGAAAGGTGCATTGCTTCCTCCTTGTGGCGGTGAATACTTATATCCATTTGCTCCGTCAGAAGTCATTTTACTTACTATATCCTTATAAGTACCAGCCTGCGCACCGCTTGTATCAATACCACAATTCCCATTACTACTTTTCCACCAATTTGAGTTTGTAAGATTAATATTTTCTGATGGGTATATTACGGGCTTATACTTTGCCCACATATTTATTTTACCATGAGTATTCTTGCACAAATAACCTAAATCATAACTTGATACACCCAATGCTGTGCGGACATCATCAATACTAACGGGTGCTACGATTTTCCCACTTGATATTGGCATAAATAAACTATTTAGTTCTTGGAGAACTTGGTAAGAAACATGGCTTTGAGCTACCCGAAGCAGCATTGAAGCCGTTAACAACTCTCATTTTCTTTTTCATATCATTCTTCATAATACATTGTATCTTAAACTTTTACACAAAGGTAAACATAATTATCCACAAATGCAAGTTACCAAGTTCTCCAAGAACTTAATACTTGCGATATGTCAAATAGCGGAGGAAAGATTACAGCACCAGTAAGCATAGAAGATGTGCGTACTGTTTTAGGCGTTTCAAGCTATGACTTGGGTACACTGTGCAAAAACAGCAACGGTAAAATAAACAAATGGTCTAAATATAAACCAGTCAGACAGCCGTTTGTAGTTGCTCCCAACAGTAATTGGTACAAGGCAAATGATGGCTTCTGTGGACTTAAAGTAGGATGGTCTACTGCCGGAGATAGCAGTCTGACAAATTTAGTCAATGCCTACAAGCAAGGCACATGGGACTATTTACCTCCTACGGGTGGAGATAGTCAGCCATTTAGATTGCTTGACTTTGAAGGCTACGACCACAACGCTGCACCCTTTGTAAGCAGTAAAATGAAGAAAGGAACTGAACTGAAAGTCAACACAATGGCAAGCAACGCTCTAACATTGGCTGTAACTTACAACAGTTCATCCACATCATTACAGATAACGGACTTTGGAAATGCAGGAGTTGGCTTAGACCGAGCACATCTTGCAGCAGCCTTATACAATAAAGACCCATTGTTGTATAGTGACGCTACCAGATTGCAGACTGTCATTTCAGATACTCCGGTAGACCAGAGAGGAACAGTTACCTTTAACTTTACTGCAAGTGATATAAATACCACAAGGTTCGTAATGTTGTTCTTAGCTTCTACCACAGTATCAAACAACATGTGCATCCCTTATGATGATAACAATTACTTCTTGTTTAAAGTAGACATTACACAAGAGTACGGATTAAATATCATACCGGATAAGATGGGTGGATATACTAATGGCTTCCATGAAATAACGTATTACCAAGCAAATGCCTATGCCTCAAATAATGGTTATGCAGACGTATTGTTTTTCTTTAAAATAACAAATGAATCGGGAAAGACAATTACGATAGGGAGTGGTTCGGGTGTTGACTATAACCTAAGAACTGAATTTGGAGGTATATATACAACTAATTTGCAATACTGTGATTCTGCTGGCAATAACATAAATTCTAACATTTCTATTGCAGCCGGGAAAACTTTCCAAGGTTATTTCAAAGCGTCAAGAATGTTTTTGAATTTTGTAAATACATGGAGCAGTAGCACAACCCAGTCAAGAGGAGGTTTGTATATTCAAGCCTATAACCAAGGCTATGGTGTTCAGAAGGGATGGCAGAATGTTTCGCCATATTATATGATAATGGTAAAGAGATAATGGATATGAAAAAGAAAGTAAATTTATTGATTAAAGGTAACCTATTGGTTATCAATAATATAACTGGGGGGGGGATTTTTAGTACCTCACTTGAACAGTTAGAAGAACATTTTAATGTTAGTGAAGCAGCGATAATTGAAGGGGACTTGAATGTAGAATCTTTCGATTGTCGCTCTTTGTGTGTGGTTGTGCTTGGTGCAGTAGTTGCGAAAGGAGGTAACTATGTCAGTTAATAGTGGAAGATTAATAGCTCCATTAAATATTGGAGTAGATATACCAGCAGCAATAGGTTATTCAAGTACCGATTTAGGAACATTATGTAAAGCAGATTCTATTAATAAATTTGCAAAGTACAAGCCAGTTAGATATGCTAAATTTAGCGAGTTAACTCCATTAGAAAGAAAATCTACAAATTATGGATTGTCTTGTTATGAAGTTTCAGCTTTAGTAACAGAAATGGTAAGTTCAATACCTACTACTGGAAAATGGGGATATACAAAACCTAATGAATATTATAGAGCAACTGACTTTTTAAATGAAGACTATCCTACTAATTTTGGATATAATCATTCAGCAAAAGCTCCTGCTTCTGGATTTAAAAATATAACTATTTATAGTGATGAAATAAATAGTTTGCCTACCTATACATTTAATGCTAAATTTGGAGATAGTTCTTGGGAAGGTATTGGAGATACTTCGGGAATAGAAATCCCATTAAATCAACTTACTATAATAAGTGGAATGCCAATTTCAAATGGTAATTGGAGATTTGGATTAGCAATATATTTTCCACATGAAAACGGAGGTTATATTGTTCAATATGCTTCACATGAGAAAGCTATTACCTCTTTAAGTTCTTCTGCTGATATTTCTAAAATGATTATTAATCTATCATTATCAGATAGAGTAAAACAGTATATAAAATCAGCTATTGATAAGAATGTAAAAACATTAGATGCTATTCCATTCATAGGCTATAATCTAACTTATGTAACTACTGACCCAGCAGGCAAATACTTCCGTTTCTTAGGAGGAGGAAGAGCTTTTTGTATGCCAGAAGGAGAGAAAATTACTATTAATATAAAAAATGCTTCCGAAGCTTATAATGTAAAAGTTACTGGTGGATATGTAATGTATTATAATATCGATGCAGGAAATAGAAATTTTGCATTGAATGAAGGTGGAATAAGTACTTGGACTAAACCTAAGAATAGTTATTCTTGTGGTATGACTGTAATATTTGATTTTTCTTATAACTCTACTGGAAAATTATTAAATGCTTCTAATGTATATTTAGGATTAGAAACTGTTTATATTAATCAAGCTGGCTCTATTGAAATGATGAAAAATGGGACATGGACTGCTGTAACATCTGTTGCAAGTGCTGGAACTTATAGAATAACAGCAAGAGAGAGCTATACGGGAGGAACAAGAACTGCTTTATCTACACTCTTAAATAATTTACCTTCTTATACTACTACTAATAATATTCAACCAGTATTAGGAATATGGGTTAGATTTGGAGTAAATGGGGTAAATGTTGATAAAAAAGGAGCTTCCATAACAGTTAGAATGTTAGACCCATTATAAATCTTGCTCATATCAATAAGTTTTCGTATATTTGCAATAGATATGAGAACTTAATTATATAGGTTATTTGACTTTTTATTTTTTCATTTTTAAAGCATCTGCTGTGAAGTAGGTGCTTTTATATTAGTCAAAGATAGGTATTCTCGTCTACACGGTGCATAGTCAAAGTACCCATAATATAGTTCCTGCCAGTAGGACGATTAACTATTATAGTTGTAGGTTCGTAAGAATCCAAACATACAAACTTGCTCTCTGCACCAGCATATTCAGATTTGATAGTCACTTGGTGACTCGTCATATAACTAATGAAGTTCTTGTGAACCGCACGGACATCAACTGTACTATCATGGAAATCGTCTATGATAAACGAAATCTCTACATCGGGATTTTTGTAGCACACTTTATCCGGTACAAAGACATCCTCCTTGTTGCTGTTAATCCAAGAAGCCGTATAGATATTCTTGGGTTCTCCTTGTGCAAGAAAGCCGTCCATCTTCAATATACGAAGACCTTTCCATTTGACTGTAAAGTCAGTATAGTTTTCGATACCAGCTTTTACGAAATATATGTTTGCTCCTATCATTACAGTCTTAAATCTTTAGTGAACATTTTTACTTTACCATCATTCTCTAAAACCTTCACTTCACATTTGGGAGAATACATATAGACTACAACATTACTGTGTACGTCTACATAGTCAATAGTCAAAACACTTTCATCAAACAGATAAATACGTATGGTATTAAATCCGTCCAATTCCAAGTGAACATTAGACTTATTGGATATATATATAGTTGGGCATTTAGTTTCTTGTACCGATATGCGGCTATCACATTGGACGAAGTGAGAAACGTCCTCTTTTAAGGTTATATAATCGTGATTATCTACCCACATAGAGTAAGTATAACCATCAACTCCATCAACATCATTAAAGGTGTGCTTTCCGTTTATATAGTCAGCAAACTCCCTTTTTAAAAAGTCAACGGACATTCCCCAGCCTTCATACATTGAAGTTGCCATATATGGAATACTCTGTTGCTGCAAGGCAAGCTGCATCAGCTTCTCTCTATCCTCCTTGCAGGCTTTCCACTCTTTGTTGTACTCGCTACACAAGTCCCGTAACAAAGAGTTTTTGTAAAAGTATAGTAAGTTATGCTCCATCATTCTTCTTTAAACAAGGAAACAATAAAATCTCGTCCAGCACCCGTCCACCTTCTGTCATAAATAATACGTCCGTTATCCAAAACAGTTTGCTTAACAGAAGTGTAACCTAAGTCAGCATACTTCGCATACAACAGCCATGTGCCGTTTTGCTTGAACTGAACTTCCATCTTAGATAACCGATTGTTAAGTTCTATTGCAGACCTCAAACCAACTTCCTTTGCAATCTCGCCAGCAGTATAAGTTTTAGAATCATGCACCAAGCGTTTAACATTGTCTTGTGCCTCCTTAGCTTCAAGTAACGCCTGCTGTTTTGCTTCATACTCCAAAGCCCATGCTCTTGCGGCTTCTGCCGGATTATTGAAGTTAGGCAATGTGATACCAGAAATAGCTTTCTTTTCACATTCAAGAAAGTAGTTCCTATAATCATAACTTAAAGGAGTTCTTGCCATCATTGCAATATGTTTAGCAAAGTCTATTGTGATAGCATAATCCTTAGTTTCATTACCGTTCGTCATTGTGACGAACCCTACCCAATCCTCATTCTCTTTAAAGAAATTATCTTCAACTATGTTTTGAGTTGCCCATCTCGACCAATTAGATTTATCTAATCCAAGTCCAATATACAACTCTCTTGCTGAAACTACTTGCTTTCCTTCTCTCTCTGAAATTTTAATTAGCTCTTTCATATTTACGATGTTTATACGGTATTAATAATAGTGAGGGAGAAGTGCACCGTAACCACTTTCAATAAAGGAGCGACCTCTATCTATCTCCCTCACTACAAATATACTAATTAATCGGGTAATATCCTAACATTTACACCATTTCCTGCGGCAGTAGAAATATTTACCGTCCAAACTTGAATAGCTTGAAGTATCTGATAACTACTTCGCATTTGAAGCAACATCTGCGACATCGTTCCTGCATTGACATTAGTCATATCCCATATACCTTGCAGAATAGTAGTTTGTTGGAACACTTGCCCACTAACCATATTTAAATAAGCTTCAATAGCCCCAGCAGTTTCTTCACTCACGGATTGCACTCCTTTCTGCAACGAAGAGAGGGCTGCATCTTTCACTCCACTACCGAACTCAATACCAAGCTGACCCATCAAGTTCTTTAAGTCCTCGTTTATCAAAGGAACTAATTCTTTACCTAAGTCGGCTATCTGTTTGGCTTCTTCGGTAGTGATACCTACACCGCCAGCAGAGTTTTCTTCGGTAAATCTCTGAACCATAGCAAACATACTCTTCAACCGTTGTCCGACAATCTCAGAAGCAAGTGATTTGACAATCATATTCTGTATCATATCGTCAAAGCTTTCTTCCAAGTTTGCCATTGTATCAGTTCCTTCCTTCCAAGCTGAAATCCAAGAATCGGCAAAGCTTTCTGCGGCAGACTTCACATCTGTACCGAGCAAATTATTTACTATTTCGGTAGTAGCATCATTAATCGCATTTTGCAAGTCTATAACTTGACCTTCCAAGTCTATGATTTTGTCTTGGTCTTGGTTTTTCTTCTTCCGGCTCTTTTCAAGTTGAAGCTGACGTTGAACTTCTGCAAGCTGTGCCTTCTGATTTGCGATGGCGGCTTTCTGTGCTGCAATTTCAGCTTTACCCATTGACTTATCAACAGCACGTTCAAGATTCTTATAAGCGTTCTCTAATTGCTTAACTCTTCTCTCGCTCTTTTCAACCTCTCTTGTGATTTTCTTGTTCCCGGCATTGAATATGGCTGATACTCCTTTCCAGATACCACCAACAGCCTTTATACCACCGCTAATAAAATTGCCCGACATTATATCTTTAACTCCATCAGCAGCTTGGGCAACTCCTTGTATAGTTTCTCCTACTGTTGAGATAGTATCAGTGACACCTTCCGAAAATCCCATCTGCTCAAATATATTCCCTACAGAACTTACCATCATTCCAAGTTCTTCTATATTAGCTAATAAGTCTTTAAAAGGATTTTCGCTTTCTTTCAGCTTATCTTTTAAGTTTTTAACTTGGTTGGCAAGAGCAGCAAATGGGTTACGAGAATTTACTTCGGTCTTTAAAGCCTTAATCCGTGCTAATAGTTCTTTGTATTGGTCTATTGGCATATTAGCTTTATTAGCCTCTGCAAACTTAGTTATCTCGTCAATCATTTGATTTAAAGAGATAGTACCTATAATACTTAAGTCTTGAAACGACTTCTCCCAAGCATTGGAAGTATTCTTCCATTCCTCAAAAGCTATCTTAGTCTTTTCTTGTTCCGCACCAGTATCAACAGCAAGAGAGAGCTTTGGGGCTTTCTCGTTTATAAAGTTTTGTATTTCTTCAATCTCACTTTCTATCTCCGCTCTTACATTGGGGCTTTCGGTCACAGACAACTGCAATTCCAGCTTTGCCAAATCAGAAGTTGCCTCAGTAACTCTATTGGAGATAGAAGCTTGGTCTTCCAAACGTTTTCTTTCGACCTCTGCTATCTTATCCTCCATTTCAGCGTACTTGTCTGCAATAGACTGGAAGTTCTTGAAATCATCCAATGCAGCTTTCTTGATAGTATCGCTTAATCTTTTCTGAATATCTTCAATAGCCTTTGAAGCATCACTCTCACTCTTAACCATAGTGTCAAGAGAACTTTGCCAACTGCCAACCCTTATGTCGTTAGGATTCTTTTCGATTAAGTCTTGTAATCTCTCTTGTTCTTTTTGGAAGGATGAAACTTTTTCCCTCAAACTATTCAATGTAGCGTTAACATCAGCTTCCAATTGTTCAAGTGAAACGGGGTCATACTCAAACAAGCCAGCAAACAGTGAACCGAACTGCCCAGCATTCTCTATATCCAATTCAAGCTCATAGCCTTGAAACATTCCCTCAATCTTGCGTTTTGCCAAAGCAACACTTGCAGAGTTTATAGAGATAGAATATTCAATCTCACTTTGTGCTTTCTTCCCAGCAACCAACTGTTTAGCTTCTGGCGATTTGAGGGTTTCAGCTATCTTATTATAAAACTTTGGAGCGCTACCTTTATCAAAGGTAATCAAGTCGTTAATATCAACACTAACACCTTTAAAAGCATTGTCGAATAAGTCTTGGTAAGCTTCCTTTACCTTTTCAGCAGCATAGGTTATATTGCCAGTGTCTTTCACAAGCTGCAAGAACTTCTTCTGAATATCATCTACCAACTTAATCTGTTGTTTCAGCAAATCCATTTCCTCCTTTTTGGATTTATTCAAATCCTTTTGGGAAGTAAGATTTATCCTTAAAGAATTAGCAATCTCACGAACCATCTTAATTCGCTGTTGCGTCCATTCTTTTGATTCATCATCAACTAATAATCCCTCATTGATTAAGTCTTCTTGCTTCTTTAATTCCTTGTACTCTTTCTTTAGACGGTCTGTATAATCAAATATACCTTCGTCCTCTTTGAACTTAAAGATATTGCCTATCCTTTCATTTTTAGATGTAATATCATCTACAATAGCCTGCCATTTAGATAAGGCTTTTGTTTCATCGTCAGTAGGTTCTTTAAGCCCAGACAAGCTATCATTAGCTTTTTGAATGGAAGCGTTTACAGAAGCTAACTCTTTTTGCATTTTCTGCAAATTCTCAAATGCAGCTTTCTCTTCCTTTTCAGAAGCCGGACGAGTATAAATCTCACCAGCCATTCCAGCTACAACTTCAACAAGCCCTTTATTATATAATTGGGATTGTTTAGCTATATCTGTAATTAATTGGTCCCTTCTCTTTTCAAGTTCAGACAGTTGTTGCTCCGTACCTTTTATGTTAGACTGACTTAATGCTTCCGCAAATTCTCTTGCAGCTTTAGTATTAATACCTAATATCTTACCATATTCATTCATTTTTGAAATAATGGCAGGAGTAGTAGCATCTACCAACTTACTCATTACCTTATCTAATTGGTTATGAGCTTCTTTATTAGAATTTACAGCAGTTTCTAAATCTTTGTTGTTCTTTGCAGATTTTTCAGAAGAATCGGCATAGGCATCTATTGTTTCTTGGGTTGTACGTATTGTCTTTTGTAAATTGTCATATTGAGAAATAAGGTCTTCAACATTTGAAAGATTTTCAAAAGACTTCTTCAAATGTGTGCTTGCTTCGTCAAGTCCTTCTATTTGCTCCTCTACACTCTTAGCTTTAGGTAATAAGATAGCAAAAGTAGTTAATAAAGCTACAGCGCCAGCAGCTACAGCAGCGTATGGATTAGCAGCTACAAAAGCTAATGTCCTATTCAATACGCCTTGTGCTCTTGCAGCAGCAAGTGTAGCGGCAGCAGTCCCTTGTGTTGCCCTCGCTCTGGCTACTTCTGCAAGAGTTTGTTTAATCGTTAATCTTGTTCCGTTTAACGTTTCTATATTAGCTAAGGCTTGCATTGCCTTATAAGCTCCTATTGTCGATATGACTACAGTCAATGCAGAAGATACAGCGCGCCAATTTTCAAATAATTTCTGTACTACAGATATACTTCCCGTCAATATCCCTTGATGCTCCTTACCTATTTCATTTAACATAAAATCGTAAGCATCAGTCAAATTTGATAATTTACCAGCTAACGTTTCAGCCTGCTTAGCTTGAAAGTCGTAGAACATGCCACCTTCATCTGTATAACGGTTTAAGACTTTCATTACATCAGTGAAGGAAACCATCTTATTAGACATTCTATCCATGACATCACCTACTGAAACAATTCTTTGTTCCTGCTCAGTGTACATCTTGGCAAGTTCAGAAGTTATAGAAAGACCAGCATTGGCAAAGTCACGAGCATCCCTTGCTGTAAGTACAGTCTGTGCCCTAATCTGACCTAAGTTGTAAGTCAAACGTTCCATTGGTACACCAAGAGCGGCACTAATATCTGCAATACGTTTTGAAACATCTACAAGTTCTTCTGCTTCAAAGTTATAGGCAGCAAGCATTTTTGTTGTACTTGCCAAGTCTATTACGGTAAATGGAGATTTAAGAGCTAAAGTCTGTTGTTCCCGGAATATCTGAGAACCTTTTTCAAAGTCATTAAGTACAGCACCGATTGAACGTTCAATCAATTCATACTGACCTCTAACGTCCATAAGACTTTTTACAAATCCCGTGATAGCTCCTAAACCAGCATAGAAGAGAACTCTTTTACCTAAGTTCTTGAAGGATTCCATCAATCCGCTATTTACCTTTTGAAGCTGAACACCAGAGGAGATAGCATCAGCATTTGCTTTTTTCAAACTTGCCATTTCCTTATTTACAGTAGCAAGTTTTGCAGCATAATTAGCATCATCTGTGGAGAGATTACGTTGTACAATCTGCAAGGCTTTCAGCTTTTCAATTCTTTCTTGGATTGACTTATTGCCCATAGCCATAGCCTTTTCGTAGCTTTGACCTCCTTGTGATATTCTACTCTTCTCCTCCTCTCTTGCTATTCTTGCTGCTAAGTTGGCAGTCTGCTGACGGAGCAATATTTCTCTTTGAAGCAGCTTCTCCCTTTGAGCAACATGAACATTAATCCTTGCCTCTTGCACATCAGTTTTTACAGTAGCCAATTGCTCCATATTATTCTTAATACGGGTTGTGTTCCCTTGTATCTTAGAGAATACTTCTCGCAAATTATTGGCAACTTGCAAGGCTTGGTTCATGGAATTAACGTCTACAGATACATTCGTAGTAGTAGCTTGCGTGGCAGCAGTATTACCTTGTGCAATATTAGTTGCCCCCAAACTTTTAAGCTTGGCTTCCAATTCTGAAATCTTCGTTTCCAAAGGACGGATTTGTTGGTTAAAGCCATCAACTAAGCCCTTGCCAATATTCTTACCTAATTGGTCGGCAAAGCCCTCCACACTCGCCAACTTGCCTTCCAGCTTGTTGGTGAAATCTTCTAAACGCTTTTCCGTCTTCTTTAGAGTTTCATCAATGCTTGATAACAAGTCCTTATCAGACATTGAAGCACTAATAACTACATCTTTATTGTCTGCCATCGCTGCTACTTTTTACTTGATTTTAGAAGAAAACCCATCTGCTTTAGCAATGGGATAAATCTATTTATTTGAGTTTTTATTCAAAAAAATTGTTCATTCAACGTTTTTTTGCTATCTTTATGTCGAAGATATAAATAATTTCTGAGTAATGCAAGCATTCAAGTATAAAATGTATAAAACAAAACGAACAAAGCATATTGATGATATGCTTCGGGAAGCTGCTTTCACTTGGAACAAAGCTCTTGCTATACAGAAACGATACTACGCATTATTCGGAAAGTATATCAACAAGTATCAACTGATAAAATGGTTTGACAAGCGATATAAAAGATACTATCTTGGTAGTCAAGTACGTCAAGAAATAATTAATAGGCTTGATACTTCATATAATAGGTTTTTTAAAAAAATTGCTCAAAGACCACCAAAATTTAAAAAGGCTATTGACTTTGTTTCTATTGTCTATAAGCAAGCAGGTTACAAACTATATAGTAACGAATTGATACTTAATCGTAAATTTCGTTTCAAATTCTCAAAATCAAGAGAATACAAAGGGAAAATAAAACAAGTAATTATAAAGCGTTCAAGAGTAGGCGAATATTATCTCATTATAGTAACGGATGCTAATCCAAAAGAATATCGAAAGACACATAATGGTGCATCGGTAGGAATTGATTTTGGATTAAAAATGTATCTAACTATGTCGGATGGTAGCGAATACTCTAACCCACTATTCTTTAAACAATATCTTTCTAAGATTCGTCAAAAATCTCGTAATCTTTCAAAGTGCAAGAAAGGAAGTCATAATCGCAAGAAAAAGCGAATTGAACTTGCAAGACTGCATGAGGACTTGCATAATAAACGAGAAGACTATCAATTCAAAATTGCTCACGAACTTTGCAAAAAGTACGACTATATCTTCATCGAAGATTTACGCCTAATTGGTATGACAAAGATGTGGGGAAGAAAAATGAATGACCTTGCACATGCTGCTTTCATAAATAAGCTTGAATATATAGCATCAAAGTATAGAGTAGTTGTACATAAGATTGATAGGTGGTACGCAAGCAGTAAAACTTGTAGATGTGGGTATGTGAACAAATCCCTACAATTAAACGACCGAGAATGGTTTTGCCCAGAATGCGGAAGTATCAATCATAGGGACTTGCTTGCTGCTAATAATATACTTCGGAAGGGCATTTCCGAATTGGAGAGTATGAGTAAGACTTCTTCAGAAGCATCATACGCTTGTATCCAAGAATCCTACTCGCTTTAGCGATGGGAGTATGTCAATTGATTCTTGGTATGGTATCTAACACACTACGTTTAGGTGCTTGCAACTCACTTCTATCACTTTTACGTCGTTTCCAAAACTTCTCCCATATCTCTTTATCTTTGCCACGCAAATACTTGATATGGGTGCTGTCTACTGTCAAGAAAAGAACTTGTGCCATAGACAATCTATAAAGATAATCGTCATACGTAAACTGCGGAAAGCTACGTATGAAATCACCTAAATCTCCGATTTGGCTTGCCGCCATAATGTTAATTGTTCCGCCACCGTCTTCCTCATATTCGTCTGCGAAACCATAAGAGCCTTCCCCGATATGAGCACCGTAAAAACCGGTGATAAGTCGATGCTGTTTATTGCTTCAATAATGATTGCCGCCCATTGAGCAGGCTCAAATACGGAGTTGAGAATACGAGCCTTCATAAAAGCTATCAGTTTGTCATTTCTGCTCATAACTTCTATCGCACTCGCATAATCGGTTATATCATCTGGTGAGAAGAGGTGATTAACAAGAATTATTGCTACAATCTCGGAGCTTACGTCCAAGTCCGTACATAGGGCATACATCATGCTCTTATCATCCTTAATATCCTCTTCCTTTTGTAATTTCAACGCTAATTGGAAAATACGCTGGTATGAGTATGCCCTCAACCGATGCACCTTATACTGCTTATCTCCTAACTTGACAAGCGTAGGATTGTCAGTCATAATCTCTGATATTTCCCTCTTTAGCTCGTCCGGTATAATTAAATCCTTTTCTTCCATTATCATTTGTGCATTAAAGAAAAAAGGACAGCAGCAAACAAGCCACTGCCCTTTCTCTTGATTTATAATGGGTCTTAGCCTCCAACAGAAGGTTCAGCCATCTTCATCTCAACCGTTTTGCCATCATTGTCAACTAAAGCAGTGATAGCGATGTGCAGTTTCAACGGGGCAGTCTTCAAATCAGTACCATCCCAATTGGTAGCGACCTTACCTTTGTAAATAACAATGTAGTCAATACCATTGTAGAACTCCAACTTGAACTGCTTGTAAACGTAGGTGAATGAAGAAGGCATTGTGTACAAGCCAGTAGAAGCGGTAAACTTACCGCCTTCCATAGCGGCAATCTCTTCCGGTTTGTACTTAACCAAGTCAAATTCAATCTTGTAAGAACCAAGTGTACCCACGCTTTCAAGCGGAGTATCATAGAACTCACCGTTAATAGCACTTTCACTTGCGGTTTCTTGACTGATAGACAAACCTTCCAACACACCCATAAGAGGAGTATAAGAAGTTTCTGCACCAGCCCCGACTTCCGCATAGCCTAAAGACTTACATTTGTAAGTCAACAAATCTTGTGTAGCCATCTCGTCTAATTTTTAAATTATTATTTATATTGATTATAAATGAGGCGTTCATGTCCTTATGGAACACTTGACGTTTCATCGAGCCGCTACTTCTTAGGGAGCTTGTGCTCCGGTCGTCCATAGTTGGGTTCTCACCGTCCAATCCCCGATGCGCCATCGGTTGGGTTAATTTTTACTTTATTAGTACCATAAATGATTTAATATACATGAAGAACAGATTGTCGCTCTCATTATATATATCATCAGTTGACAATATACCGTCAGTTGAGATGTCGTATTTTTCTCCGGCTTTCTCAACTTCTGCATTTACAATGTCGGATATACTTGTTTCATACTTTTCCAGCAAGGTGGTATCAAGCCGACCTCTTGTCTTGGGAGGAATATACATCTCAACTGTCACGCGAACGCTCGCAAGAGCATTCAAGTTGAACTGGCTCTTATCCTTAATTTCTCCCAGACGGATAACCATGAAACCGCCAGCATTTATCTCCTCCTCCAACTTGGTAGGCATTTCCATCGGATAGATGTACTTTGTAACCTTATCTATGAAGAGAGAATAAACATATTGGTATATCGGCATTCGCCTTGCATCAATCACGCTCATGGGATTTGTTTACAAGGATATTCATATATTCTTGATGGTGTCCCCACTACACCTCTATTGATTACTTGATATAATCTTTCACCAATTACTTTTTCTTGAAACGGAACGCTCATATCCCTATTGTTTTAACAGTTGCCTTCCCTGCAAAATCTTCCTTAATATCGTCATATATGGTTGATAACACCTCAAACCTTCGTCTTGGATTTCCAGTATTTCCTCCTTCCAATATAGGAGCATAAGGCACTGTTGCTGCCAGCACCAAATCCCATCCTATATAAGTGGCAGGAGTATAGTTTGCCAAGAACTCGTCAGCAAGCTTTCTTCCATCTATCAGCTTGCCATGATACTTTGAGTTTTTAGTTGCCATCTGATACGGATACAAGTAGCCGCTCCCCTTCAAATTGCCTTGATAGAACACAGCCCAAATATAACTATCAGCCAAGTTGTAAGTCTGGTCGGTAAATCCGCTTTCAGAATATGCTTTCTTCAACAATTCGGGTGCATAGGCTATTAGTCGCTGGGTTTGCTCGCCAGCAAGTCTGTCAAACAGTTCTTGCCGAACCCTTTTCAAACCACTCAAATCAACTTTTACTTTTATCGCCATCCACCTTTTCTATTTGCATATATAGTTATAGCACCTAACATCGAAGGTATGCTGTTATCAACTTGCATCTTAATTTGCTCTCCCATAACATCACATTCTATCCAATCCTCATTACGTACTGGATTGATGTACTTCCCGTCCTCTCCTTTTATCAAAGGAATAGAAACAACGTAGTCGCTTGTTTGAGCGGTCGAACCGGATTCAGCAACAGAAAGATTCACGTCCATTACTCCTTCATAGACGGTATCTTCTTCATCATCACCCATAGAACTTTCGATGATTCTGTATATACGTCCCGAAAAAGGAAATTCTTCTATGTCACTGAATGAAATCATATCACATCTATAATTTTCAAGAGTTTAATCTTTGGACGAGCAGAGATAAGAACCTCGTAATTAGGGTCATTGTATCTCTTATATATGCCCAAAGCATAACTTATTTTATTACTCTGATAGATGTCCGTCTCTGACCCAACTGTACGCTGGAAGTTATTATGAGAGGCAGATTGAGATGCTGTACTTGAAGGGCTTAACAACACTGCGGTAAATATTATATCGGCAGTCATTAAATCCTTTTGTTCTTGGGTCAACGTCATAGCATCCTCGTTTACATCTGTGATGCCGCGGTCAAGAGCAATTCTCATAAATGTATTCTCCTCAAACGAATACCGACAAGATGAAGAAAGCCATTCAAGTATAGTCATATATAACCCTCCAAGTTTAAGAACCAGCAGACGTAGTATCAACAACAATGTGTTCCATAAACTCGGTCAGCACTGGCATATAACGACCGATAGCATCAGTATGATATGCCTTGTAGATACCGTTAGGAACTACCTTGTTGATAATATAAATCAAGTCATTCTGTGCAGAAGCGATTGAATAGTCAATCGTCTTGTTTGCTTCACGCTGCAACAAGATAACATCGGCAACATCAGAATGAACAACCTTACCAGCAAAGCCAATAGGACGCAGAACTGCTACACCTTGTTTCCAGCCTTGTACAGTCTTAATCGTCTTGATGTCTTGTACCACTTGTTCCTCTTTCACAATGCGGATAGGAGAAATCTTAGATACAGAAGAACGAGAATACTGAATAAGCTGCTCCCAAGAAATGATGTTAGTATCAATGCCGGAAGTACCATTAGTAACAACAATAACTTTATCGGGCGCATACAAGCGAATCCAACGGTTAACTTCTTCCTTGAAGTATTTGTTGTTCAACAAGTGAGTGATAACCATGTCATACGGCAAATCCCATTCCATTGTACCAGTAAATCCAGTACGGTCACGGAAATCTTTCTCAATCTTTGCCATTTGTTCCGGAATGTTAGCTTCTGCGTTCGTCCATACTTCCTTACCAGCCTTAACAAAGTTTTCAGTAGGCACATACTTCGGGAACTCATGTACGACACCGGACATACCACGAGAATCAGCATTGCTGTACTGACCTCCCTTAGACAAAGCTTGTGCGGCAATGTTAGAAAGACGGTAGTTGTGTGTCTTAATCAAGTCAGCAACACCACGTACATAACCTTCCAACAAAGTAGCATTAGCTTCACCAAGTTCATTCAAGCGTGCTTTCAATTCCTCTTTTGAAAGAGAAGTTTCAAACAAGCCTTTACCGAACTGAGGGATAGTACCAGTTCTCTGTTCCCAGCCTTCGTTATCCATCTGAGCAACTTCACTCAACGGTGTCATTGCATCAGCCATCGGAACGGGGCGGCGAGTAACATTATAGATAGTATAAGCAGGGTCAAGCTTCGGGCGGCTCATGTCAATAGGGTACTTACCACCATCAACAGTGAAGTGTTCCTGCCAAAAGAACTGGTTTGCATCCATGACGATTTTCTCGTCAACGAGCGTCTGAATAAATACACTCGTACCGTCAGAGTTTACCAATCCTCTTTGATAGAGTTGGTTTACTAACTCGTCGGGATTAAATTGATATTTATATGCGTTTGCCATAATTCTACTCCTTTCCTTTAGATTTCAAATACACCTTCAATGTAGTTGCGGTTCTTAGCCAATACATACTTCGGAAGCGGTTGCATACGTACAACAAATGCACGCTTGCCATAAACAGTGTTGATGTTGTGCTGAACATCTGTAACTCCCCAGCGACCATCAGTCGGAGCGAACTGTGTATCTACTTCGATGAAGGTATTCGGGTTTTTAACCAACACAGTAGCGTCGTCAGCAGCAGCAGTTGCAACGTCACCATTGCTATCAGCAGCTTCAACCAAAATATCATCAGTAGTCAGAGCACCGATTGCAGTGTCAACAGTAAGAATAAACTGCTTGTTCTCTTCATCGAACTCAACAGATGTAACCTTACCAGACTGTCCCACAGTTTCAACTGTATCGGGAGCTTTCATAAGTACATTGCCTACTTCGGGAATGTGAGAATAGCCAGAACCATCTACATACAGAGTAGTGTCTGTGCCAGCAGTAGTAGCCTTTGCCACCTTAAACGTTTTCAGAAGGAAACCCGGTTTCCACAATCTGTATTCGTACAAGTCAGCCGCAAAAGCATAGCCAAAACCCTTATACGGGTTTGCAATGGTAGAGCCATAGAGAACATTGGAACGTTCCTCGTGATTGGCGTCCTTCCACCATACGAACTTGCCACCTCTAAATTGTTTAGCGGAAGCAAAGAAGGTTTCTAAATTAAATTGTGCCATTTTCTTTTGTTAGGCGTTTATGTCCTTGTAGGACACTTGACGTTTCATCGAGCCACTACTTCTTAGAGAGCTTGCGCCCCGGTCGTCCATAGTTGGGCTCTCACCGTCCAATCCCCGATGCGCCATCGGTTGGGTTAATACTATTTAAAGTTTGACGGGTTTTATGGCAGCAAGGTAATCTTCCATCGTTGTTTTCTTTCCGTCGGGAGATAATGGTGTAATATCACCAATAGAGCTTCTGAATATATCTTGATAATCTTTCAGCAGTCTTTCTGCCTCGGCATTAACATCAGCATCAATTGCGATATTCTGCTTACCAAGATAGTTACGAAAAGATTCATGTAAATCTTCCCTCACCTTAGACTTGGCTGTATCGTATATCTGATTGCGAACAGACTTCGTTTTCTCTTGCAATTCAAACTTTTCCAGCCTATCAAGTTTCTCTTTGTACTCGGCAGGCAACTCAAATTTCGGAGGCTCTTGATTGCCTTCTCCACCATCATTACCTTTTTCAGCCTTTTTCTTCCATTCTTCAATCTGAGATTTATATTCAGCTTCCTTAGCTTCAAATCCCTTAGTCGCTTCTGAGAATGCGTTCTTTCTTGCATGTCCGCTACTTTCAACCGAAATATTCAATGCGGCTACTAAGCCAGCATCTTCAATCGGAGCATCCTTGTAAGCTTCTGCAAATTTCTCAGAGAACTTATCTCTGAATGTTTCACTCAAATCAAAATTACGTTCTTCGCAAATCTGATTAACTTTAGATAAAACTTCTTCTTTTTGTGCCATTGTTCGTCAATGATTTTATTATTTTGAACAAAAATAAATAGCTTTTTCATTACTCATACTGTGGTTATCGAAAAAGTAGCATATTTATTTTAAGGTATGTAGCTTGTTTTTCGATAAGTGGCATATATCGAAGCTTAGATTGCGTATTTTTGTAGAAAAATAAAGAACGGTATTTATCTACAAAGTATCACTTAGCTTTTTATAAACAAATGCCAATGTAGCGAAAACCAAGCTACGCAGAGAGATTTAAAATAGTATTAACCCAACCGCTGGCGCAGCGGGGATTGGACGGTGAGAACCCAACTATGGACGAACGGAGCACAAGCTCCCTAAGAAGTAGTGGTCCGATGAAACGTCAAGTTATTCAAGTGTAAACTTGGATATAAGCGCCTAAAGAACCATTATGAGCGAGAAAATACAGAAAGACAAAATTGTTAGTCCATTGCCGGGTTGCCAATATGAAGCCATCCGAAGCAATGCTGACTATGTTGTACTTACTGGTTCCGGTGGCGGTGGAAAAAGTTTTACATTAGGTTATGCTCCAATTTCATATCTATATGAAAACCAAGGAGCAAAAGCTGTATGGTTCATGCGTAATGTTGGCGACTTTTTTGACGCTGGTAAAGTAGTGGATGGTCTTAAAGAAATATATCCGCTTATTGATAGACGTTTCAGAATACAACCAAGAGAACCTATTGGAGAAGTCATTAAGGTTCAAGACGATATGGGTGTGAAGTTTTTCAATAGCTCTGAAATTAAATTCCAGCAGTTAAATAATGAAAGTCCTACTGTAATAGATAAGATATTCAAAGGATTACAATTCAAGAAGGCTATCTTTGAGGAATGCAATAAATTTGAATGGAGGACTATTTCTACTTGTCAAACCCGTCTGCGTGCAAACACTAAGGGTAAAGCTCAAATATATCTTGCTCAAAATCCGGAACGTGAATGCTTCATACGTAAGCTATGTGGCTGTGGCAAGAATGGTGGTGGATGGATTGGAGATGATGGAAAACCCATTAAAGAAATGAATGGAGTTGTTCGGTTCTTCCACATTGTAAAGGGTAACTTGGATGAAGTCTATTGGGGAAATACTAAGGAAGAGGTTTATTCTAAATGCAAAGACATTATAGATAACCTTTTGCAGATTGACCCGGATATGTCTTATGAGGACTTTATTATGAGCATGGTATTCTTTACTTTTGATGTGAGGGATAACCAAGCTATGCTTAAAGCAAACAAAGGTTATCGCGCTATGGCTGCAACATCTGTGCTTGCAGATTCAATGTATGAACCTAATTGGAATTTCTCTATACAAGACGAAAAAGAAGAAGAAGAAGAAGATAATCTTTCCGAAGTGACAGAGGATGATATTCTCAATATGTTTACTCATGTTTCTCCATGTAAATGCAAGAAGGAGCGTATTACCGTGGATATGGCAACTACTGGGGAGGATAACTTTGTAATGAAGCATTGGGTAGGTTTCCATTGTGACGATATACAATATTGCATGAAAAACTCTAATCTTGAAGCTGTAAAGATGATTAAGCAGTTTATGGTTAAGCATGGATTGACTGATAAAGAGCTAATCATTGATGTGCAAGGTAACGGTTTCTTAAAAGAGATTTTCAATCTTGTATCAGCAAACGGTGGAGGTGTCGCATTCTCCGGAGCGATTGCCGCAACTGCTAAAGGAAAGAAGTTGTATGAAAGATTTAAGGATGAAGCTGCACACCTTGCTACCCAAATGATAAAGGCTGGATTGATAACCTATGACAGACAGCTTGCTAAAATGAGATATACACATCAGAAGCTAAAGCGTGAAGGTTCTACTACTGTCTTAAAACAAATGCAGTTTGAGAGCAGAATATTCAAATTTAAACGTTTGCCTTCGGGACGAATACAGTTTGAAGGAAAGAAGGAGCAACATGCTCTGATAAAAGGCTTTTCTCCCGACCTTACAGACAATATCATTATGCTTTGTGGGGGATTGTGTTATGACTGTTATAGGGAATTGGCTGGTGCTACTGGTGGAGAATTGAGAAGGAAATTATCTCTTGAAGATATAATGAACCAAGTAAATGGTACTGCACAACCAACAAGGGAAAGAGGAAAGATTACTAATTCAGATAAGATATTGAAAATTTTAAGCAGCATATAAAATGATAACGAGAAAAAACATTGATTGGTATTTGTCAGAACCAACTCGGCTGTTGTTGAAGAAGCCTTTTACAAGAGGTGGAAAATTTCAGTCGTGCAAAACTTATATTGGTGATGTTACACTTAACCAAAAATCAACTGCCCAGTTGAGCGATTTGACATTGCAAGAGGTTTCACAAGACCTCTATCTGAGAGAGTATGACCCTTCTCTACACAATATAAAGTATAACAATTCAATTCCTAAGATTGCGGTCAGAGTTGGAGATACTGATATAGTCATAGATGAACTCGTGCTGACAGTTTCTTTGCAAAAGAATATTCATGCGGCACATGTGCTTCATCTTACTGCTAATCCTATTTCTTTTAATCTCTGTAATATAGAGAAGAATGATACCATCAGTAAGAAGTTTCAGAATTTCAAGCTGGAATGGAACATGAGAAATATGGAGCAAATCAAGTACGAACTAATATCCAAACAAAAGAAAGTTGGCGATGCTGGCGTACTATTTAAATTTGACCCTATAAAGAAAAAGGGAACAGTTAAAGTCTATTCCTATGATGATGGATATTCTATCATACCCAACTACAATGAATATGGGGAAGAAATTTCACGCTCCTTATTTTATAAGATAGATGATTTGACAGAAGTCATTGATACATTCGATGATAAGTACCTTTATCGTTCAATACGAAGCAAAGAAGGAGAGCCTACCAATAATGGATGGGTTACTGAAAGGATTCTTCATGGATTTAGCCGTAATCCTCTTGTCTATCATAGAGGCAAAGTAGCTTGGGAATATTCTCAAAGTATAATTGAGATAATTGAGTTGCTTACAAACATACATGCTGTGACATTGAAGCGGTTCGGCACTTGGGGATTAGTCTTAAAAGGGGAAATGAATGAAGACAGTTTCAAGCGAGATAACGGCACATTAGTTATCAATCTCCCGGCAGACGAAGGTTCAAGCTACAAGACAGAAGCAAAGACTTTGGAGTTTCCAGAACCGGAAAGCATGATTGCTTATCTGGAATATTTGCTGGAACAAGTTTCAATCGCTTCATCTGTCAGCTTTATCACTCCAAAGGATATCACTAATACTGGAAGCGGTGGCAACGGTATTGCATTGTCTATGCGTAATGATATTGCGTTGGCTACTCAAAGTGTTGCTGATTGGTCTGATTCTATCAATGAGATAACCTATCTTTTCCAAGAGATGTTAGGATTGGAAGAAGACCAGACGAATGCTTATACAGATTTGAAAATTAAAGCCAAACTGAATATTTGGAGCATGGAAACCAACAATACTAAGATTACCAACTTAGCTATGGAATCTAAATGGATTTCCCGACAAACATTGATTGAAGAATCTCCGTCTTCTGCACCAGATGAACTTGACCGAGTAGAAAAAGAAAAGAAGCAAGAAGAAGAAGATGCTATCAAGCAAGCTGAAAAAGCTGAACGGATAAGCAAGAACAACAATACAGAGATTATCGAAACTCCTAATAAAACTACTTACAGTAGCAACGTTTAAAATAACAATATCATGGATTGGACGCAGATTTTAGTATCAATACTTGGAGGAGGAGGTTTCTTAGGTGGAATAGTTTCACTTGTAAATATGAAACCTTCTCGCAAGAAAGCGATGGCAGAGGCTCGGACAGTTGAGATTACGAACCTTGAAAAGTCAATATCAATAATGGAGAAAAGCTACAGTAACATACAGACGTATGTGAACAAGGAAGTAACCCGTATTGAAAACGACCTTTCAGAACTGAAAAAAAAGTATGAAGAAAAAGTTATCTCTATACGGCAAGCATACATTTGCAAAGTACCAAGCGAAGAATGTCCGGTGCTGTTAAAGCAAGCAAAGTTTGATATGGCACATGAATGTGAAGAATGTAGAGGCTGTGAAAAGAATGAAAAGAAGGAGGACTGAAAATGAATATAAAGAACTATTTTAATATCAAAGAGCTTGTTTGCAAGCATGTATATAACAAGTTTGGAGAAATGGCGTGGACGTTTTTTGACCCACGGCTGCTTGAAACAATGTGTGTCATACGAGAAAAGCTTGGCAAGCCTATAACTGTCAATACTTGGCATTCGGGAGGAGGTCTAACGCAAAGAGGACTTCGTTGTAATGTATGCCAATTAGTAGCTGAAAAGACCCGATTGGAGAAGGTATATGTATCTGCACATCTGCAAGGAACTGCACTGGACTTTGATGTGAAGGGAATGACCGCCTTGGAAGTTCGTAATTGGATTAAGGCAAATCAGATACTTCTTCCTTATCCGGTACGCTTGGAACAAGATGCCACTTGGGTACACTTAGATGTACGTACTGATGGAAGTAATGGCAAAGTAACCTATTTCAAAGGATGAAAAAGGTTCTTCTCCTAATAATCCTTTTGCCTCTTTTGTTTTCATGCCGAACTGCAAAAGACTTGGAGAAAAATACAGAAATAAAAGAGATTATCAAAGAACGGCATGACACTTTAATGGTACACACAAGAGATAGTATCTATTTTTCTGTTATTCAAAAAGGCGATACTGTTTTTAATACTAAGTATATTGAAAAAATCAAGTACATAGACAGAACAGTCATACAGAATGATACTATATATCAAGAGAAAGAAGTCATTAAGGAGAAAGAAGTCATTAAGAAGCATGTTCCATCATGGTGCTGGTGGCTTTTACTAATTAATGCAGCAATCATAGGAATAATCGGAATTAAATACTACGTAAAATGGCGAACGAAGTAAACCCTATACTGAATATATACAATGAAGATGGCACTCCCTTCCACGACATCAGTTTGAGAAAACACACTTTCTCAACTATTGTTATGTCGTTAAATGACAAGATAGAAGGAGAGTTTTATTATAAAGACAATTCACTTTCGTTTACTCTGCAAGAATATGTAGAGTATAAAGGAATAAAGTACATTCTTAAAAATCCTCCCGTAGTTGTTAGAAAAGGAATGACTTCGGAAAACAGCGAGGCAAAGGGAATGACTAAATATAGTTGTACTTTCTACCATGAAATGATTGAATTGTACAACATTCCCTTTACTGACATTGCTATTAGTAGCAGTGAGGAAAGTTATCGCAGCGAAAAACGGACTTTCTCGTGGATTGGTACATTAAGCATGTTCGTTCAAAAAATCAACTCATGTCTTGTCGGAACTAAATGGACTTGCAAGTTGCAGCCAACATTTGTAGATGATGGGACAATGAGTGATGTGTTATCATTCAGCAATCAATTTATTTCAGACGTTTGCAAGACCGCATACGAAACATGGAAAGTCCCATTTGTAGTTGATGGATATACTATTTGGTTTGGCAAGCCATCTAAGGAAATACTCGACGATGAAAACAAGCCATACATATTCAAATTCGGACAAGGTGTAGGACTGAAAAACAACGATTGCACACCAAAGAATAATAAGGTCATTACTCGTATTGCTGGATATGGTAGCAACATTAATATTCCGTATGGCTATCCTATAATTACAGATGCAGACGGAAATCGCATTGAGCACCCATATACTCGTGACACGTTAATGCCATCAGTATATGTAGAGGCTGTTAGAAATAAAGTCTTGTTTGGTTCTAAAGACCCTCTTATTGACTACTATGACGCAGATAGCAGCTATCCTACTCCTATCAATCCTCTTGCACCAGTATTCCATATCCAAGAATTTTCCAGCATACAACCTACTATTGAAGGTATGACATACAAGGGACAAGCTATTGACTTGTTCAAAGAAGTAATAGTACCGGAAGGTGGCTGGGATGATTATATTGACCCCGAAACGGGAGAGGTTAGACAGTCGTATTTTGATGTGACGCTTTATCCTCTTGGCTTTGACTTATATGCACAAGCAGCAGTTACAAGTGGAATGACCTTCTCCATGAAGTCCGGTGACACATTAGGAGCTAACTACGAGGTAGCAGTAGATTGGGAAGATGTAAAAAAGAACTTCTATGTAACTGATGAAGCTGGAAACATTGTATTCAAACCAAATGGAGAACAGAGGGACTATGCTAAATATCCAGACAGTACAGACCAAGCTATTACTATTAAACTGACAAAGGACTTAGATACATTTGGTACGATAATGCCAAGCAAGTTCCAGCAAGTTAAAACTGGCGACAAGTTTGTCATATTGCACATTGAAATGCCACAAGCATATATAGACAAGGCACAAGAACGTTTGGACGTCGCCATGAAAAGATATATGCTTGAAAATAATATGCCTTTGTATGACTATCCTTTGAGCTTCGACGAACACTTCTTGGAAACAAACCAAGCAATTCTTGCGCAGATTAAGCCTAATACTATTGTCAGATTCTTGTATAAAGACAATGAGGACGCTATGGAATTATCCGTAAAGGAAATGTCAATCCAATATGGTACAAATCCCCTTCCTACTTATAATATTACCTTAACGGACGAAGTGTCTATTGTACTGAATCAGATAGGACAGATAGCTGATGGACTTAGCAAGTTAGGAAGCCAAGTAGCACAGTTACAAGCTATTTATGGACTTGACATTGTAGGCGAACTGAACAAAAAACTCAGCAGAGTTAAAGATGATACCGCACAAGGAATGATAACTTTCTTGCGTGGATTGAAAGTCGGTAGCTATGTGACCGGAAGTACGGGCGGTATATTCTATGCAGATACAGACGGAAAATCACATGCAGAGCTTGATTATCTGACAGTAAGAATGAAAGCCATGTTCTATGCTTTGGAGATTATCAAGACCGGAGTTATCGGAGGTCGTCAAATGATTACTCCCGGTGGTGCAATCGAATGTATCAAGATAGAAGATAGAAATGATATACTTGACGAAGAAGGTAACAAGACTGGCGAAAACATTTGGGACTACTGGCGATGCTATTTCTATCAAGATGATGGTACGGAAGCATTAGATAATCGTTTCCGAGCAGGAGATATGGCTTTGGCACAAGACTTCAATATTAAGGAGGGAGTTTATGAGAATGTGTCAAATCATTACTTATGGCGTTTGGTTGTAAACGTAGGAACTAATTACATTGACATCTCAAAAACTGATGCTGATGCAGCCAGTGATGCACCGCGAGTAGGAGATACTATTTGTCAGTTAGGTAATAAGACTTTTGTTGATGCAAATGGTGTTACTCATGTAGAGGACAAGACAAGACAGAATGCAATTATCTTTAGTGCAGTTGACACTTTCTCGCCAAGTATGACTTTATATGCTGGCATAAACAGCTATTCATACCTCAACAAAGAGTACGTGTCCTACGGTGTTGACAAGACTACAAATCTCGCTTATATGAACGTCTATGGCAACTCTTATATTGGAGCAAGAGATAAGAGCAGCTATATGAAGTTTGATACGGTAACTGGTGTTGAGATAAAAGGTAAACTTGTAACCAAATCTGGCAAAGACGTTGAGGAAACATTTAACAGCTTCCAAGACCAGATAGATGGAGTAAAGGAAACTTGGTATGGAGAATACACACCAACTCTTACAAACCAGCCAGCAGTAGATTGGAATACAGAAGCTTTGAAAAAACGGCATGAAGGTGATGTATTTACCAATATCCAAGAATATGTCGATGATGAAACTACTCCCGATGCAGGAAAATCATGGAGATGGGTAAAGACGGGAAATACATGGGGATGGACGCAGATTGCAGACAATGACACTTCAAAGGCTTATCTTGAAGCAGCTAAAGCGCAAAAGGCAGCAGAAGAAGCTAAGAAAGAAGCCAATGACGCAAAGCAGACTGTAACCAATATGAAAGACTTCACAGACGAAGCCTTTAAAGACGGTATTGTTGACAGACAAGAAGCTGCCGCAATTGAGAAATATTTGAACTCAATCAAATCAATACAGAAGAGCGTAGCGGAATCTTATTCTAAGGTTTATGCTAATCCTTTATTGTCCGGTACTGCTAAGGTAGAACTAAAAACTGCTTATGACGGATTTAATACGGCAACCACGGAACTTATTACAGCTATTGATAATGCTATAGCTGACGGAGTAGCTACCTCAACGGAAGTCGCTTTGGTAGATGGTAGGTACGACACCTTCAATACCAAATACGGAGATTTTATAGCTTATTTGAATGCAGCCAACAACTTTATCCAAGACAAAATAAACACTTCCGCAGAAAACGCCCAAAAAGCTGCGGAAGAGGCAAAAAAAACGGCAGATGCGGCTAAAGCGGCAGCAGATAACGTAGCAGGAGCAGTCGAAGATTTGAATCAATATGTAGATGGAGCTTTTAAGGACGGTATTGTTGATATTTCTGAGGCACAGTCGATAGAGAGATATATTAATATTGTAAATAATACCAAAAGTGAAGTAAAGGCAACATTCGACAAGCTATATGCTAACGCCTATTTAGCTGGTGAAGCGAAGACTGGATTAAATTCAAGTTACACGTCTTTAAATGCTGCCATAACAAATCTACTTAATTCAATTAACACAGCTATAGCAGACGGTAAGGCAACAGAAGCTGAGAAAACAGATGTGAATGCGAAATATTCTGCTTTCAACACAGCTTATGCTTCTTTCAATACATCTGTCGAGGTGGCTAACAAGGCTATCCAAGATAAATTGAAAACTTTTGCAGATGATGCTAAAGCCTTAGCCGAATCAGCTAAAGCAGAAGCGGAAGCAGCAAAGCAAAGATTGGATAAGTGGGCAGAAGATGGAGTTATATCTCCTACTGAAAAGCAATCAATCAAAGATGAAATAGTTCGTATAGACGCTGACAAGACAAATATTACAGCAGGATATACTTTGTATTCATTGGGTAGCCCTACGGGTTATCTGAATGCTCATAGCAATTATCGTGCAGTGTTGGTTACATTATCTGCTTCTACTCCCGAAAATATAACTATACCTTCTGACTTCGCTTCAAAGCAATCTGCATACTACAATCAAAGAACGGCAGCTTTGAATGCCATCAGTGACGCAGCTAAGGCAGCAGTAGATACCGTTAAAAAAGATTTGGCTGGTTATGAATATCTAAAGAAAGCGTGGAAAGAGAGTACCACAATCGAAGGTGGCGTTATTCAGAATGCGTTAAACATGCTGGGATATACTGACCCGGTAGCTGGATTTAAAGTAATGTCCGGTATGAATGGTGTCTATGATGCTACTAAGGTCGGTGGAGGTATTGCTTCTTGGTATGGAGGTTCTATGAAGGATAGAGCAGATTATACAGAAGCAAACATGCCATCAGATGTAGCAAAGGCTATCATTCGTATGGATGGCTCTGGCTACCTTGCAAGTGGTGCTGTATGGTGGGGGACTGATGGTGTTTTCCATGCTGACCCACAATCATTCATCATCAAAGAAAATCAGCTTGGCGACTATGTTTCTCTATTCCAAATTGTATATCGTTCTGGAACTCCGAAGACTATTAGCTATATGATACCGCAATATCCAATGCAGAAATTGACGGTTTCCGACTACATCGAAATAGGAACAACTGGGTATCGCATTGGAGTGGATAGTGCCAATAATGCTATCAAAGTCTACAAAGAAGATGGCTCGGCAGTTAACTTCTACGCAAGTGGTGCTGTATCTGCAAAAGGTATCAGTTCCGGTAGCGGTGGAGGAGGTGGCGGTCTTATCGACACCGTTTATGGATATTCAAGTTTAGGTGGCACTTTTGCTGATTCAACATTATCAGACACCTTCAACGCATACACTATCAACAAGTTGGCAAGTAGAATTACTGAGCTTGAAAAGAATGGTGGTGGAGGTACTGGCATTGCTGGTATCAAAGTTAACAACCAAACTTATGCACCAGATACAAACAAGTATATTACGCTCCCAAACTACCCTTCCACTACTATTACTGGAACGGGAAATGTACTTACCAACGCTACTTATGACAATAGTACGCGAGTACTGACATTAACTAAAGGCAATATTGCTACTACCGCTAACCATTTAGAGAGATATGCTCAAATAACCTCTACTGCGATAGATACTGTATCTACATTTACAGCATCTAAGACATCTGTATGGGAGGCAAATGGTACTGCATATGGAACTACTGGTGCTAATGATACTGTATTAAACATTGGTTCTGCGGCAAATAGGTTATTCCAATTAAGAGCAGCCTATAATTCTGATGATTTTTACTTTAGAGGTGTTGGTGCGAGTTCTTTCAGAACTTGGTATAAAATACTTCACGAAGGAAACTACGCCTCTGCCTTAGATAGTAAATATCTGAAACTCTCTGGTGGAACATTGACGGGAAATCTAACCATCGGAAATACTGCAACTGATGGACAAGTAGTAACTATTAAATCAAGTAATGCAACTGGAACTTATATTCAATTTGTAAATGGTACAACAAACGTATCAGAAGTAGGATATAATGCGACTTTGGGAGCTTACCTATACAATGATAAACTTGATAGCCGTCCTACATTATGTTTAGGATTAGCTGATAATTTAAGAGAAGCTATAATATACAGATATGCAGGGGTTAATTATAATGTATGGCATTCCGGAAGTCTTAAACCATACCAATTCACTAATTGGGCTGATACAAGAAGCGTAAATCAAGTGCCTAATGACTATAATGGTTTATTTATTATGAGAGGCATTAAGAAATTAACTACTATTGGGTTTTCAGGTGGTGGAAATTATGCAACTGTATGGGGATGGAGAGGATGGCGGGATGAAAGTGGAGGTCAAGCTTGGGAAATAGCTTCAACTAATGAAGATTTATATACTCGTCACGGACATACTACTTCTTGGAGTTCTTGGGCAAAGATACTTAATAGCTCCAATTACCAAAACTATATGCACGATAGATTTGGTACATCTGGTCTTATAGTATATTCCTCTTCAAGTAATGAGATTAACTTTGGAGGTACATATACAGATAATAGTAAGATCTACTTTGGATATACTTCAAAAGATAATAGACCAAGACCTACTGAATATCATTTTGGGCAAAATGATGCAAGTTTACATGGGAAATATTTCCAGTCACATATACCTACTGGCACACAGCCGTTTCAGTGTGTATCTACTACTACGTGTACGAATTTGAATGCGGATATGGTAGACGGATATCATTCTAATGATTTAACTAAAAGGGTGTTTATCGCTGGAATACCCGGAGGTGCAGGTTCTAAATGGATAAGAATTGGTGTTTTAAAATATCCGGGTGCAGGTGATTCTAACACTGTAATGATAACTATATCGAATTCTTATTCATATTCAATGAATAGGTCTGTAACTTTTATAATATCATTGACACATCATGCAAATAAACCTATAATAACACAATTGAATGGTTTTCCTGCTCCATTTACAGCAGTAAGAATTTTAGCTCCCAAAGACAGTAATGGAAGTTATACATATGGTGATAGATATGTAGACATATCCTATTCTACTTCAACTATAAGTGGAGCAAACAATATTATTTATTTAACTGCTATAAATCTTAATTATAATGGTTCGTATCATTTTGTTCCCAATAAAAGTTTTGTAGATGGGTCAACTATTCCTTCTAATTATGGTGAAATATGGAATTTCCCTTTTGTTAATGGCCTCGGAAGTAACGCTAATATAATTTCACAAGATGGTTTGATTCAGGGAGGGACTTTAAACCTTAGTTCTACAAGTACTTTTTCGGGGAGGGCAACGTTTAATGATGGAATCACTGGTACTCTGACGGGTAACGCTTCTACAGCAACTACTTTACAGACGGGTCGGACGATTAATGGTACTACATTTAATGGCTCTGCAAACATTACAACTTCTTATTGGGGGACTACGCGGACGTTCTATATAAACGACCCAAGCGGAGCGCATTATAACTCCTATTCAGTTAATGGGTCGGGCAATGTAGATATGTACTTGCCTTCGACTATGACGGGATTTAGTTCCATTACAAGCACGACCTTTAGTGGCTCACTATCCGGCAATGCAAGTTCTGCATCAACTGCGACTAAACTCACTACAGCGCGTACTATCTGGGGGCAAAGCTTTGATGGTACCGCTAATGTTACAGGTGGAGCTAAATTTAATCGTATATGTATAGAAACTAATAATAAATTAAACGATACCGGAAGAGACGGTGAGATAAATGCTTATGATGGTAAGTTATATTTGCAGCATAATACTACAAATTCTTTAATAGTATGCGCCGGAGGAGGTAATGTAGGTATTGGCACAGAGGCGCCAGAAACTAAACTTCATGTTGTTGGAGGGCAAATAAAATGTAATTATCCTATATTTGGGTATAGATACAGTACTAATGCTAATGCTGCTGCATTTATATGGGATAAGCCTGGCTCGTACTACACTGGAGTAGGGTCTGATGGCACAGCAGATACAATAAGATTTAGCGCATGTAGTGCAGATGGAACTTGGGCAGATTATATTCAAAATTGGAAATTTTATGGTAACATAGCAGCCGTAGGAGCAGTAACAGCCAAGGCGTCATCTTCAGATATAAGATTGAAGAAAAATATCAAAGAATACAATGCTTTGGATATTATTCACAAGTTAAAGTCAGTGAAGTATTACTGGAATGATACCGCAAAAGCAAACTCTCCAATCTTTAATGACAATGAGGAGCATTACGGACTTATTGCACAAGACTTGCTAATAAATGGATATAGTCAATGGGTAAGTAACTGTTTTAAAGATTATTATGTAATACAATACGAACGTTTAATACCCGTATTATGGCGAGGTATTCAGCAAGTAGATAATGAGGTAGCTACCCTCAAAAAGAAGATAGCTACCTTAGAAAAAGAACTTAGTTCTGTAAAGAGGCAACTAAGCCTTTAAGCCTATTAATCTCTGATTTAGCATGTTCCAATTCCTTTCTCATTCGTTCTTGCTCTGATTCAACAAGACGGATAGAAAGGATATTGGCTTGCACAGAACCAATGATTGTTGCGATAAGGTCGGGAGATAAATAATTCAAGCTACCATATCCATATTCATCCTTTTCGTGACAGAAATTTGTGATACCAGCTTTCACCGCATTTTGATATACAAGTCCGGTATGACGTTTATTGTCTATCCTATCTTGGTATAAATCCAATGCTTTTTTGTTATAATTATAGTCATAAACTCTGCCAAGTTTTAGTAGTCTTTCTCGGTAATCTATAAGCCCATCGTAATTCTCTTTTAATCTAAAGTCAGAAGTAGCTTTAGCGGTGATTGCAGCCGTAGCAGTAATACTTCCAGTAAAAGCCCATGTGCTACCATCATATTCCATAACATACCATTTATTTGTAGAGCTTGTCGGGTTAGCAGTACCTCTCCACCAATGCCACGAACCATTTGAATGACAGCCAAGTCCCATTGTATAATTACCTCCAACAATTTCAATGCTATCATGGTTTGTATTTGCAAATCTTGCTCCTACATTATAAGCCTTAGGACCACTTCCAGTTATTCCCGTACTATTTATCCAACCATGCAGGGTGCAATCTCCAAATTCCATATTTGCCCAAGATGAACTGCTTCCTGCCAACCAATACCATTTTTTAGGAACAGACCTACCGCCATAACTTGCACCTCTATAATTAACATACATACTACTATCTCCAGCTATAATAATCTCACTGCCACCGCTTGAAAGTTCCAAATAAGAACCATTTTGGGTTATACCAGATGGACTCATAAAAAGACCAGTATTAGCATAGACCCAAGTTTGAATATACGCATCTATAAATCTATTGCTACTTGAACCTATTCTGTAATTATTATTGCTTAATGGGACAATGTTGCCAGAATACATTCCACCATTAAAAGTTGCAGCCCCACCAAAAGTACTTGTAGAACTAAGGTTTGTATCAAATTGGTAGCCAGATATTTGGTGCTTTCAAAAAAACACCTTATTTTTGCACATAACAAATTGATATGAATATGAAGTTTAGAGATTACATTGACCTTGCAGAAAAGTATGAGGTAGAGAGTTTTATCAAGTCTGACCCTATACAATTCCCACGAAGATTTAAGGATAGAAAAGACATCGAAGTAGCGGCAGTCATAGCAGCTTGGCTTGCTTATGGCAGGCGTTCAGTATTCATTCCCAAAATAGATTATATTCTTACAGAGATAATGGGGAATAAGCCTTTTCAATATATATATGGCGTGGAATGGAATAAATACAAGGATAATTATACGAGCTTATATCGTATGACTTCTTGGCATTGCTTTGCTTCCCTTTGTGATAAACTTCATTCCATTTATATGAAGTACCCTAATCTTGAAGACGCTCTTGGACGTGTTACTTATTCTCAGAAATGCACATACTATTGCCAAGGATTATGTCATTTATTGCATGGTGAAACAATGATACCCAGCCCAAACAGTAATTGTGCAAATAAAAGAGTAAATATGCTGCTTAGATGGATGATAAGGAAAGATAGTGTAGTTGACATTGGATTATGGAAAACTCTTTCTCCTTCCCGGCTTCTTGTTCCTTGTGATACGCATTCTTTGCAGTCGGCAGTCGAATTTGGGATTATCCCCAAAGTAGATGAATCAAAAAAAACTTGTATAAAAGTGACTGAATTTGCAAAAAAAGTATTTCCTTCTGACCCTGCAAGGTTGGATTTTAGTTTGTATGGCTATGGAGTGGAGAAATCAGAGAAATAAAGGTTATGTCAAGAATACTACGAAAGGATTAGCTGGCTGGCTGAATGTAGAAGGTATTCACTTTGATGTAAATGCTACTTTTTGGAAAGATGATAATGGAAAACCATTTATATGTGTGCAAAGAGCCATAGAGAAGGTGTTTGATGAAAAGACTTGTACATTCAATGACATTAAACCTCGACCATTTATAGAATGCAATGCTTTTTATACGGGAAAACCTTTTCCAAACGTTTCATATAAGGGATATTTTTACCTTGCATCCTTTCGGTTTGAACTACTTGCAAGCTGGGAAACAAAAGAGATGAAATCCTTATGTATGATTGTAAGCAGAACTACTGAACAACCCTTAATAAAGAGAATTAACCAGATAATGAAAGAGAAAAACCATGAATTGCCAAAAACTTAAAAACGATTTTATCAATATGAAAGACAAGACACTCAAAGAAGTGTGTGACATTCTTAGGAAATATGATATGAATTGGGAAATTTCATTATCGTATTTTGTTGCCAGCCTATTCGGTGTAGATAGGGCTGATATGCTTTCTAAAGACAGAAGTAAAGATATAGTTTATGCAAGATGGTTCTATTGGTATGTATTAAGAGAAGTCTGTAAAAAAGACTATGAAACAATAGCACAAGAAGTATCTATTGATGATGCTATATTTGTTACAAGTAGTATATACCAAGGAATATCAAACATGCAGGAACTTATATCATCCAACAGCTTTTACCGAGATAAATGGATGATAGTTAAAAGTATGGTAAGCTTGAAGAAGCCTACTTGAATTTTCAAATGCAAAGTTGTGGTGGGTTATTTGCCCACCATTTCTTTTTCCTTCGACAAGATATTCTCTATATTCTCCTCAGTAAATCCAAAGATAGCTGCGAAGCGTTTAAACTGGTCCATGCGTGACTTAGGTATCATTCTATACATGGAATTAATCGGTTTCTCACTTTTCATGGCTTTCATTGCCTTCAAAATCTCTTTTCTTTTCATTTCTTCTATTTTTACAACAATCACAGTCACATAAGAAAATCTTAGCTATGTCCCATGTTCTATCTACCAAATCTTGACCTAAATACTGTACTTCTTCCCCTTCTAATGGAATACCGTAGAATTGGCAGATATGAACGGCACAATGTCCTAATTCATGGTGATATGATTTAAGAAACTCTTTTTCAGAGTTGGTTATACTAATTACAATAACAGATGTCCTACTGATGTAGTCACTGAATGTAAGTCCAGTATTTATGCTGCAAGAGGACAAGTTGTCATAAGCAATATCATAACTTCTACTGCCACATTTCAGCTTATCCATTGCATCCAAGACTGCATTTAAATAATCACAACTATAGTCCAAGAACAGCAATATATGCCAATCATATTTTTCGATATAAAGCTCTTGTCGTTTCATCTTTTTTTAGTATTTTTGTACAGAGGATAGGACGGAGTAGCTACCGTTCGATAAGGTGAAGCTGATACACCTTCCTCTATTCTTTTTATCAGCACTTATTAATATCAGCTAATTATGAAACGTACTACAACTTCTCAATTTATTGCAAAAGCTAAGAGCATTCATGGAGATAAATATGATTACTCTAAAGTAAAATACGAAAAAAGTTCTATTAAAGTCTGTATCACTTGTCCTAAACATGGAGAATTTTGGCAAACACCAAATAGTCATTTAAGTGGCAAAGGATGCTTAAAATGTTCTATGTATTCTTTAGTATCTGGAGTTGGAATTAATGATATAGAGATAAATACCAAGGATAAATGCTACAAGGTTTGGCATAGCATGATGAACAGATGCTATAGTAAAAAATATCATTCTAAATTCCCCACTTATCAAAATTGCTCTGTCTGCAATGAGTGGACTTATCTATCTAACTTCAAGCGTTGGTTTGATGAAAACTATGTTGATGGCTATGTCTTAGACAAAGACATCTTGGTAAAGGGGAACAAGGTATATTCTCCAGAAACTTGCTGCTTTGTGCCAGAAGAAATCAATCTATTATTGCTAAATAACAAAAAAAAAAGAGGCAATCTACCTATAGGCGTGACTTTTAGAGATAATAGTTATTATGCCATTATGACTAAACATAATAAGACAAAACATATTGGGATATTTAAAACTCCTATTGAAGCTTTTAATGCCTATAAAATTGAAAAAGAAAAGTACGTCAAAGAACTCGCTGATAAATATTTCAAAGAGGGCAAAATAAATATAGAGGTTTATAATGCCCTAATGAAATATAAAGTTGAATATGCAGATTAAAGCATATCTTCCCAATTAATTACAACTCCCTTAGCAGAGCATAGGGAATAGAAATAACGGAAAGCCATTTCTGGACTGCCATCTACATCCCCTAAGTAATCCTGCACAAATTTGCAAAGCACTTGTTCATTTGCTAATGAAGAGCCAAGATAATCAGATTTTGCCATTGCAAAAATATAGCATGCGTTATAGCCATTATCGTTTTCTAAGGTCAAGTTATACTTCTTCATCAAAGCGTAAACCTCCTCCTTAGACAATGGAGTGACGGGCTGTCTACCTTTCATCATTGAAACGGCAAATTCATATAATTTCTTGCTGAAATTCATTCCATTAGTAGCAAGATAAGTCTTTAAACCTTCGGGGATATTGCTATATACATCAAAAGGAACATTCTTCATAATTTGAATATTTATTAGTTAAACAAAAGGGGAGAATAATCTCCTCCCCTCTACTACATTATCAACGACGGCGACGGCGACCTCTACGCTCGCTCATACGGTCTTCCCGGTCATAATCACGGTCGTAGTCTCTATCGTACTCGCGTCCGTAATCTTCACGACGTTCACCCATTTCTTCCATTTCGTCCAAAAGGGTTTCAAAGTCTTCCTTCAAGCACTTCATGCTCTCTTTGAAGTTATCGTAGGCATCTTTGACACCACCACGACCTCTTTGAGAAATTTCTATCATTCCCATACTATTTACGTTTTAGATGTTGTTTTACTGTTTCTGTTAGAACTATTCAGTTCTTGAAGCAGGGACTTGATATCATTCAAATCACCCTTTAAAGATTTAACTTCCGATTCTAAAGAACCGATTTTCTCTTCCTGCTGTTTCTCTTTGGCAAACTGAGGATTGAGTTGTTTCAATATATTATCGCAGCTTTCTATTACAGATTGATGGTAATCTCTGCTTTCCACTATCTGACGGCTGGTCTGAATCATATTCTCAACCTCTGAAAGAATTGCTTCCTTCTTGTCCGATACAATAGCATTAGAATAGGTAAATACCTCCACATTTGTAGGAAGTTTCTGAAATTCCATAACCTCTTCACCAGCCTTTATCTTCGCATCTATAACTGTTTCCTGCTGTGCTCCAAAAGGTACAGAAGGATTATAGGTAGGATATTTAGGCATAGGATTAGATACGGATTCAACCGTTCCTATCTTCAATATTGGTTTCTCACCTTTGATAAGAATATAGCAAATATTCCCTTGCTTTAATGAACCAAACATAGTCTAAACTTTTAATTGTTACTTACTCTTTGCCGATGAAGCAGATGCAGACTGAGTAGCTGCTGTAGCTTCTGCCGGACTGTTGATTGCCGTTACTCCCATAAGTCTGAATATTCCACAGCATTTGTCAATATAGACAAAATGTTCAGTAGTATATCCTGCTTGAATTTGTGGCGCTGGTGCGGCTGTACCTTGCGGAACAGTTACATCATGCCCAAGAACTTGCGTAGACTTATTGTCAATAACTGGAATTTTAGTCGTTCCCACATTGCTATTCTCTGAAACTACTGTACTGTTTCGGTTTGCCATCGGAACAACTACATTAACGGGTAATGTAGCTCCTGCTGTACTAACCGGGTGACGAACTTTCCAAAGAACTACTGTACGGTTTGGAAGGGCACGCCAGATACATGGGTTAATTCCATAATTTACCGTAGGAGTAGCTTCATCTGTAGTTTCTACATATCCCGAAGTTTCAATTACGGGAATGCCTGCAACGTCTATTTTGGGTACAATTACCCTTCTTGCTACGGAAACACCATTGTTAAAATAGGTAGTCATATTCCTTGTTTTTAAGAGTTAATATTATAGGGGACACAAAGCCCCCTATGGATTATTAGCCATTGCAACCACAACCGTCATTATAACCAAACGGATAACCATTGCCATAGAAGCCACCATTACAGCCCCACGGGTTGCAAGTTATGAAGGCAGGGGTTGGACAAGGACGCAACTTATCCACCAAGTTTTGTGTCTGTTGCTGTGTCAAAGCTGACATCTGATAACCTTGCTTCTCGTCACGTAACTGCTGGATTTCACGCTGCATTTCTCTCTTTTCAAGCTCGCAGAATTTTTCAGAAAGAAGTTGAGTCTGAGCGTCAATTTTTGCGCCCAAGATGTTAAACTGTGTATTAGAGCTTGAAGTTAAGGTCTGCGTCTGTTCAATAGTTGCAAGTCTATTTTCATATCCTTGACGTTCGATGGCGGTCTTCACATCGCAGCAGCACTGTGCCATCTGACTTGCGATTGAGGCGTTGCCAGCTTGAATAGCGTTGATAATCTGCTGTGAAGAAAGACCTACTTGACAGCCAACTTCTGCAACTTTAGCACTTACACCGTTGATAGCTTGCTGAATCTGACCTACTGAACAGTTCAAGTTAGTAGCCAGATTGTTGATAGCTTGACCGTTGCCTTGAATTGCGCTCATAAGTAACTCACGACCGTTATCGTTGTTAATGAGGTTAGCAAGCCCAGCACCAGACGGACAACCACCTTCATTGCCACCGCCAAAGCCGTTACCCCAGCCTCCGCGTCCCATCAAAGGGAATAAGAAAAAGAGGAAAATCACCCAAAGTAGCCACGAACCATCTCCACCGAACCCGTTATTGCCGTTCTTACCGTTCAATGCAACCAACAAGTTCGGGTCAATACCTCTCTGTTGCAACAGAGGAGCCAACATTGCCATCATACCGTTACCGCCAGCCATACCGCTATCTGGCGAGTAAATTACAGTTTTACTTTCAGACATAATATTATGATTTTAATTGTTTAATGCCCCAATATTAGGGCACAACAAATTAACGGTGAAGTTTGTTACTAAAAGAATAGTTTGTATCAAGTTGGTAACTAATCGCCATTTCTAAACACCGCAAACGCTTTTTCTTTAGCTTCCTGATACTGGCAGTTGACATTGTAACGTTTAAGACGGGATTTGAACTTATTCCTAATCTTATTTGTACAAGGACGAGATAAGCCAGTAAGCTCGGCTATCTCATTGTCTGTGTACCATTCTCCCAAAATGCTGACAAGAATATAACGAGCATTCACACATTCCTCCTTCTTTGAGGATATGATTTTCTCTTTGCTAACCTTGCAACAATCACTTACAATGCCGAGTGTTTCTTGATAAAGATTGATAATTCTCATAAGGACTTCTTCTTTTTAGTTTTTGAAACTGTTTCTATCAATTCGTTGGAAAGATTGTGTAGCTTATGTAAAGGAGTATAATCTTCCATTTGGTCTAATATCATAAGACCCCTCAATTTCCTAACTGTTTCTTTCTTCGGTTTTCCCATACAAGTATTGTTTTGGTTTGTGCAAAGTAAGCCCTATTCACGCGGAGAACCGAATGAACTTTACGAAGTCCAAATAAAAAGCCGTAATGTATTGGAACACTACGGCTTACACGAATAACTAATTTATGAAGTAAAAAAACTAAAAGTGGTTGCGTCGGGCATATTCTGCAATTAGAATGCCATCTCTATCTGGGTGTTTAATATTATCAAACTGTGGAAACAAGCGGTTTCCTATATCCAAAGAAGCCTTTTTAAGCTCTTCCCCACTACAGCCTTTGGGAAGAAGTGCTTTTTGCCATTCCTTAGAATCTACAAACATGTGGCGAATACCCATTACTTCAATCATAATAAGCTCTGCCTCATGGCAACGTAACGCTGATGCAGTAGATGCAAAGCGGCTTGGATTTACAAGAGGACGCTCCATCAGAAGCGTAATGTCATTCTTGTTGTATTTGGAAAAAAGTTCCATGAATTTGCTGTAATCCAACCGGGACACTTCTTTCTTTGCCTTTGTATAATCTTGCACCTTCTTGACGGGTGTCTTGCAAAAAAAAGATTCAATATCATCTCCGACAATACCGATGCTGCCGGAAACACCATTATCTAAACCAACGTAAATTCTGCCCATATCATTTCGCTTTAAATTTCCACAAAGATACAAACTTTTTTAAAACTTCAAAAGAAAAAGCCCCGGATTAACCGAGGCTTCCCCAAATGATATGAAGTTGGTCGCAACACGCACGTCACGTATTACTGTGCAAATATAAGCATATTACTTCTTGCTACCAACGTTTTCATCAACTATTTTAGCATCATCAAACATTGCTGCTACCTTTGATGCTTTATCCTTGTCAATCAAAGGCTCGTCACCAACATTATCTACATAATCCGGTGTATCTTCACTGCGGAATACAGCTTGGTCGTCACGGATAGCTTTCTGCATCTCAACGGAAAGAGGAGCATTGCGAGATAAGTTCAGCTTAATAACCGTCTTCCTACTCATTTCGTAAAAATCTGTTACCCATTTGGAACTGTCACGTACATTGGCATACTGGCTTTTGTACGTCTGTGAATAGCGAAGCCCGTGAGCTTTCAGTTCCTCTACTGACATATATAATGTGCTTTCATATCCGTTCAAAAGCTGGAAGTAAGAAACGAATCCGATAATAGAAAGTTCATTTCGCTTCTTATCGTCTTGTTCAAACTTGAAGTCTATCTGACCCGTCAATCGGTTGCGGTTTATAAGCTCTCCTTCTCGTACATCTGTACAATTAATGCACTTGAACTGACCGCTTCGCAATGCCAACTGCACATAAGCCTTATACCCAATCTGAAATTGCGCTTCCGTAATACCTAACTTATTGTTCTTGTAAGGTATCAGATAAGCACAACCGAAAGATGGGTCAAGCGGCAAATCGGATGCAGTAGCACGAATAGCACCATACATAAGCGTTGCCGGCTCACATTCCTGCAATTTTGCATTGTTAGCTACTAAAGATACCAAATTGCTTACAAAAGCATCCTTTTTATCACTCAATACCTTTTTCAAATACTCTTGGGTTGCATTGTGGGATATGTAGCTATTCAGCCTTTGCAATCCCGTTACTCTCGTTTCGCTCATTTTCTTTTAAAATTAATTGATATTGTTCTTCTGTAAATTCCTTCCAGTCTAAAATCATAACCCTATACCCAACTTCCTTCTCGATAAGATTACGGTAATACTCCACATTGAAAAAATCATCTTCTTTAGGCAGAAACAAAGAAGCTTGACCTCTACTGTGATAATATACAATGTACCAATAAGAAGTGGCAGGAGCATCAATGCATGAATATACTACACTGCCAATATAGCCTAAAAAGAGAATACCTAAAACTATCCATACTAATATATTACTGATGGAGTAAAGCCAATGACCTACAAAAAGTAAACCAATTATAGACAATATAATGCAGACAAGAGAAAGTATCTCTTTTCCCACAGCCTTTATAATCTTACTTTTCATCCTTCACCTCCTTAGTCTTAATCAGTACATAACCTTTCTTCTTGACTTCCTTCTGGTATTTAGCAACCAGTTCGGGATGCTCAGACGCAAACTTTACCTTATCGAATTGCATAGATATGGCTTCATCTACTCTACTAATAGTAAAATAGGGGGTCTTTACACTCTTGATTTCATTCTTGCACAAGAAATCATAGAAACGGGATTTAAATTCCTCTATGCTGTCCTGCTTCTCCTTTATTGAAACAAGGATATTGTTTACTTGCTTCATCTGTTCTTGAACCTCGGCAGGCAAATAATCCCAATCTATTTCCTCACGTTTGTATTCAGTCATTTCGGACACGTACTGGGCGGCAATATCCATGCCAGAGGAAATATCAAATACTGGCTTCTTGAATATCACTTTCTTTCTGCTTATCTTATCGGGGTCAAAGGCAAACTGTAGCTGAAATTCGTCCTCAAACATAACAGAAGCATCATAGTGGCAAAGTTCAAGCTTGAAATCAGCACCTAACTGCTCTGCCAATTCCTTACCAAGCACATACTCAACATAAAGTTGTTCCTTATAATCTTTATAAGTCTGCTCGATGTCAGTAGTAGTAGCCTTACATTCGACCCATAAGAGCAATGGCTTATCCCTACTCTCGTCAAAAAGAGAGAAATCAATATGCACGAGCAAACCAAGTCCTTCACGCCCGTACTTCTGACTTCTAAAGCATTTATTGCTTTCCCAACGTTCATCCACCTGCACCAAGCTGTCATAAATCATATTTTCTATGAAATCACCGTACTGCATGGCAAGATTAGTAATGTTTGGTCTTTCATACAGACCTTTGGCAATGGCAAGACGCTCTACTTGTGCTCTTTGAACACAACCGTTCTTGGCTATAGCGGCAAGAATACGGGCATCTGACCCACCGAGATTCCCAACTCTGGACGATATAATTTCGTCCTTGTAACCATAATTGTTCTCCATATCACTTCATTTTGTTAATAAATTGCATAATATCTTCCCTACTTACGTGACCTCTGCCTTTAGGCTGCAACAGCATATCCGCAAAGAGGTCTGCAACAACATTGTTGATGAAATCGTGAAGTGTACGCTTAGTCACGCACTCCTCCGATTCAGACATCTCAATCTTAGACTTGATTTCTTTAAGAATTTCATTGTTCTCTTCCAGCAAAGCTAAAATTCTATCAATCTTCTCTTCCATTCTCCCATCGGTTAAAATGCTCCAATGCCCTGCTAAGTGTCTGACAACAAAAAGCACTGACACCAAAATCGTTAGCTGTGGGATATAGAACTCTTGCCTCGTAATGAACTGTCTGACCGTTAAGAACTACATCAGTGTCGCTACATTCCCTACGTCTGAATACTTCATACCAGCGTACACTCGGATTCTCAATAATCTCAACCATGTAGATGTACGCATTGTTACCTTTGTTAATCTGCTGGAAACGAAAAGGCTTCATACTACCTTTACCGTTAAATTTTAATTCCAACTCCCTCATAATCAATTATTTACTAAAAAGGTAAATCATCTATGGGGTTTGGGGAAGGCTGATTAAAGGCTTGTGCTGCTACTTGTTGAGCTTGCTTAATCTGCTGCTGTACGGCTGGGGCTGGCTGCTGCCCAGTAGTAGCGGCTTCCTTCTTTCCACGTTTTATCAAAACATGAGCATTGTTGGCAATGATACTCCAATATTTCACCTTTGTATCTTGGTTTATAGTAGAACGCATCATACCCGATACCCAAATACGACTACCTTTCTTAGCATATTGGCATATCTCCTCAGCATCCGCACCAAACAATGTAACATCGAAAAACTCTGGAATCCATTCCACATTAGGAGCTTTGCCTTTAGGATAGCTTGCGCATACTGTAATAAATGCAAAACTTTGACCGTTCTTACTTGTCTTCAATTCCGGGTCTTTAGTAAGATTTCCCTCTACTTCAATTCTATTTACGTCCATTTTAATTCAAATTTATGTCAGTTTCAAACTTCTTTTCCAAATCATCTTCGCTCATAGATATTTCATTAAGCATACTCAAACATCTCAGAATATCCTTCTTTATAGATATGGCACAGTCAAATTCCTCTTCACATCCATCCTTAACTGCTTGTGAGTACATCTCAAACATAGACTTTATCTCTGAGGTCTGATATTTTACCAAATCCTCCAAATCATGGTGTAGAACCAATTTAGTTACTTCTTTCATTTTTACATTTTTTATACTATAACTTTTAGTTATAATGGTTAGTTATTCTTGTCTTAACAATGCCTTAGCAATAATATCCGGGTCAATCAGCTTTTTTCCTAATTCCCGAATAGCCTTGTTGCACGCATCAGTATTCAAATCCACATCGGGAACTAAAGCCTTCATAAGCTCATTCATTAGCTGTGACATCTTATTCAAGTCTAAATGGGCAAATTTAAGCCTCTTGAACGAAGGGTCTTTGGCAATCATCTCCTGCCTGCGGTACTTCAACTGGCAACAACTATAATCACACATAGTCCTTGCCATTTCCAGCCAACTGAAAAGCTCTGAATCCTCGACACAAGACTTGTCATACTCACCTTTAATAGAATTAAACAGAGCATCAACTTCATCTTGAATAGCGTCCATGAAAATATCATTGGAATCGGCAAACTTAGCGGAAGAATCAGCCATCATAGCATTTATTACCTTCTCATATCTACTTCTTTCAAGCTCAACCTTATTCGCCAACTGCTTTACACGAAAGCGGTAAAAGGGACTTTTCCTTAACCTAAACAGTGCAAATATCACTGTAGCACAAGCAAGGTCGTTAGTAGCCATAATATTATAGCTGACAGTGGATATTAGTGCTTCCCGTTCGGAAACAACTACATGTGTATCTTCATATTCATTCATATCACTTGTTTCTTATCTGTATGTAGCCACGCTCCTCGGCAACCTTCAAATCCGGAAGGTCAATCTCCTTAACATCAACGGGTGTTTCACCATTAATGCTGATATAATCAGAGAATCCGAAGCGTTTGACAATACGGTCATACATTCTTGGTGAACCATCGGAAGGCTTGTGCATAGCCTCCTTAGTCCAGTAAATAGTCAACTTCATTTCTTTTTAACGTATTTCGCCATATATTTGGTCGGAAACAGCTTCATATCAAACAGCCATTTGATAATCAGAATGACCGTTTCGCCAAAGCTGTCTACCGGATTGTGAAAGGAGATTAAAGTCTTCTCCCCATGCTTGGTCTTACGGGTATAGGACAGATTATACACGTATGTCCCCTTACTTATGGTAAATGAGTATGTATAACCATCATCATCCACAATAAAGCCGGGAATCATGTCTATCAGACGCATCATACTCCAAAGAGGTATGTCGCGTTCCTCGTCGTGCAAGGTCAAATCTGCCGTCCGAGGGTCAATACCCAAGCCAAGCAACAACTTGGACTGCATGACGGTAGTAGAGTTTGTATTGAACATGTTCATAATCTCATTCTTTAATTAGTTTCATCCATTTATCTGAATCACACTCGTAAAAAAGATTGCATCCACGATAGCTTTTGCGAATACCCAAGCAGACACGAATAATAATCGACTTGGTAATTCCCAGCCTGCGAGCCATCTCCGTAGCGGAAGGATAGTGACCCACAATCCGACCGTCCTTAATGACTATTACAGCCTTCTGAAAATGAGGCATCTTGGTAGAACCGTCAGCTATCCTCTTTTTCATAATCTCCGACAGCTTTTTCTTAGTTTCCTCGGAACAAGGTCGCCCTCCAAATCTCAATCTGTGACCCTTGTTGAACTGCCCCTTGCAATTCCGGTCACGGTAAATAGGTTCTAAATATAACTCCATATCATTCTCTTAAATAGTCTTCAACATCAATACGACCCTTCTTGCACTCCGAACCGGAAACAATCAAGCTATCCAAAAAGGTTTCGCCATCGTCAAAGTGAAACGTCACAGATACGTCCCCGACCTCTATGTTGTCACTCGTATTGTCGTTACCGTATATAGCCTCTTGGCAAGCTTCAATGTAGCGAAGGCACTGGTGAAGGTCTATAGCTTGTTTAAAACTCAAATTCATAACTATTTTTTTTCATTATTTCCAAAATCTTATCTCTAAACCCACTTCCAGCTTTTTCTAAAGTAGCACGGAACTTAACCATATCCTCCTCGGTAGGGGAAAGTAAATAGTCCTCCTTGAAATCGGATTTCTCAATGATTTGTATTCCATCAGCCTCTATATCTATCAAGCAAACTCTATCATCCGTGAAAAAGCCTACATAGGACAAGTCTTTGGTTATAAACAGACCCCATCCATCAAACAGTTTTCTTTCCATCATCCAAACATCATTTTAACCAACAATCCAGTATAAGCACTCGCAAACAACGCCATTTCCAGCCAGAACAGCCACTTCTTCTTAAGCAGCATGACAATGCCAAACGCAAAGAAGAAAACACAAGGGACATACCACATGCCGGAAAGTACAAGCCACAAGGTAGTACCCAGTCCTGCTACTATAGTCCCACCGAAGTGAACATTTCTCTGAAACTCCTCCTTGAACAAAGGCGCTGTACCGACAAACATCAGACCGCCACAAGCCAAGAAAGAGAGAAACTGAACACTCTCAGAGGACAATTCAAGCCATACGGGAACAAGAAGCATAGGACAGAGAACCATAGCAAGCTGAAACAGCCAAGAAGGACGGTGTTTATCCTTCAAAATATAGTAGGTATCTGAAAGCGATGCAGGCAGTCCGCATACCTTCAAAGCATAACCAATGTATGCTACAAGTGTTAATAAAGATAACAGATATAAATATGCCATTTGTTAACGATTTTAATGTTATCTCAATGCAAATATAGAAAAAAAATCTCTAAAATGTAAACTTTTATTGCTGTTTTACAACATTGTGCTGCAAACTTCCACCAATATTGTCGGGATTGAACTTGTGAAAAGGCACAATGAGGGGAAATTTATCCTTAGCAAAGCCATAAGTACCTATCTTCCAGTTAGCAAGAACCGAAACTGGCTCGTCGCTACAATAAAAAACATAGGAATTGTCAGTTAACTCATAAGAAATGGGACACAACGTATTGCTTTCTGCATTATACATGAATCCACGGGAAAGCCAATGCTCAAACGCAACCTCTTCACGAACACGATACATCCCCTTGTCGGAATAGCAATGAGCAATCTTACCATCACTATCCAAGTAGCTGAACACAACCGTGAAAACGCCCGAAACATCTGTAAAAGCATCCACAAAGTAGTAAATGGGAACACCGCCATCGTACTTAGACACAATGTCGCCACAGAAAAAGCGGCTCTTATCGCGGAGAAAGTCTGAAATAGAACGAATAGTACAGCAATTAGCACCTATGACATAAGAACCCTCAACCCAATAAGAACGCCATTCGTCACCTTTGTCCACAACATAAAGCTCATGGTGGGATTTCCCGTCAACAAATACCCGCCTCGCATCACAAATCACATGGTCGCAATCGTTCACAAAGATGTGGGAAGAACCTAACGACAAATCCGAATATTCACAAACAATATCATTAGCATCTAAACAATGCAAAACAAGCTTATTATCCGGACTAACACCAGATATAGCATACTTGCGACCGTTAACCGACAAGGAATAACCATTCAACCACTTGCCAGCAACAACGTTGAAATGCTCACTACGCTTCATAAATAAAATCTCCTTTCATATCATTCAAGTTTTTAGTTAAACAACACCGCAAATGTACTAACTAAATTCTAAAATCCAAATTATAGAAGCGAAAATTTTAATTTTATTTCGGTCGGACGATAAAATACTTAGGTCTGTGGGTAAAATACGCAAATAAACGTTGTATAAATACAAATAAGGCATACTACCAGCCAAACCAATATCCAAGATTCTAAAAAACACGATTTCGGGGGAATTAAAATCATCAGTAGGCAAATACACTACACCCACGGACAATACTTCCCGAAGTCGGAATCACGACAACGGCTGAATATCAGACACTTACAACATTTATCCCCAATACGGCAATTTACATAGCGGCTGATAATCAACTGTTTAACCACGGACTAAATTTATTTTTTTTTATTTTTTTCGGAGTTAGGCTATGTGTACCCCACCGTTTCCGGCTACGGTTTACCCCCCCCCCCATACCCCTATGAAGGATTCTTTGCCCGTCTTGCTTGTTTGCAGGGACACTGAGAAACGAACGAAGCACGGAGAAAAGCATTGCATACCCGGAACAATTACGGAGGCTTAAACTGGATGAATATTTAAACCAAACATCCGTTTGCAAAGAATATTGCTTGCTGCTTTCGCGTTATGCGCGTGTGTGCGTGCTTGTGCGTGATTATTTAAACAATTAGGCTTTATATAATTCAATATAACACAAATCAAATATATTAATATATAATATACAATACAGTTTAAGAGAACAATTAATATATAATACACAAGTTAATATAACACTAATATAATATACAATATAACATAGATATAATTATATATATAAACTAAATAATATATTATTATAATTATATTATATATATAATATATATATCATCGTGTGTATGCATGTGCCTGCCTATGTGTGTGCGTAGTTGTCTTGCGAAGCAAGTACAACCATGTGCGCGTAAGAGGTATATATTATAATTATCTCATACTCTCAGATTATTATAACGCTATATAGAGCGCACGCCCGTATGTGCGCTTGTTGTGTGGGTGCAATTGTTAGGTAGCTGTACGTTGTGATTATCCTTCATTATTGCATGTTTTATGTAAATATTTATGTAATTACGTACTTTATATGTGAATAAGGGTTAAAATACGATAGTTGGATATATTTTTAACGTTTAATTAACATATATATCAAAATAAAGCCGTATCTTTGTAATGTCGAAAGGGAACAAGCCCGTGGAAATGCAGAGTACAGAAATGAAAATCAATCACTTAAAAATATAGAATTATGAAAACTTACGATTATCTGGAGAACGTGAAAGAAGACGTTAGAAACTACATTGAAGAAAATAAAATCGTAGTAACAAGCAGCAACCGCGAAGAAGTGGAACAAGAATTGAACGATACGTTGTTTGTAAATGATAGCGTAACTGGAAATGCTTCTGGCTCATACACATTTTCAGCGTGGCAAGCAGAAGAAAATCTTTGCCACAACTTTGATTTGTTAACAGAGGCTTTAAGCGAGTTTGGTTACTATTTGTCATACTTAGAAAACGGTGCAGAGACTTGCGACGTTACAATACGTTGCTATCTTCTTGGGCGGGCTATTTCGGAAGTATTAGATGAAATAGAAATAGAAGAAGAAGAAAAGGAAGAACAATAACGATATATCAATTTTAAAAGGAATAAGGCTATGAGAACTTATACTATAGATGGATGCAACGAAATGTTTTTAACGTTGCAAGAAGCAAAAAAACATATCTGGTTAGCTTATACACCGAAAGAATGTATTAAGGAGTTAACAGATACTTATATAGTTGGTTGGCAAGGTGAAATGTGCATTCTTTAACCGCTATTAGAGTGAATGAGCACGGGGAAATTAGTTATGGTAGAACTGTTAAATATTAAAGTCACGGGAGGACAAAGATATGATTTTAGATATCAATAAGCAATTGGATGAAATTTTCAAAGAAGAATTACTGCAAGCGGAAGTGATAATAACCGAACGGGGAAAGATAATGCGCTTTCCTAATTTGGATGTACCTGATGTTTGGGAGGTTTTCAATAATGATGGAGAAATGAGAAAAGGAACAATTTATGAATGTCTTACCTTCCTCTATCCATCCGAAATAAAATAAAATAAAGTTATGATTAATAAGAATAAGACCTCAAAAGAAATTAGAATGCAATTAGAGCGCATAAGAACTCTAACAGTAGATTTGTGTATATCTAATTTCGGAAATTGCAGCCAACAGAATTTTAATCACTCCATTTATGGGGAAATGTTAAAGAAGGCTATAAAAATTGTAAGTAACAACTAATTATTAATTCTAAAATACAAATGATATGAAAAAGTTAGAAACAAGTCAGATAATAGAGAACGTATTGGCAAATGGAGCAATAACAGAACGCGAAGTATTACTTTTGAAAAAGCGTGCGAATAATGGTGATAATGAGGCGGCAAATTTTTATCCTGGTTGTGATACCGAAATAGACGTAACATCTGAGCAAAGCGCGAAAGGGTATAAGTGGCTCATGAACTTGTATAAGACACCTACGGGTAAGGAACGTAAAAACAACCCTTTCGGATATAGGGAAATGAATATACTTGATAATTACAAGGGTGAACGCTTTCAGTTTGTAGGCTTCTATAATAACGGTAATAGATGGCGCGATTATTATATTCCCATATATTCTTTATGTGGTATGGAATATTACGTAAATAGCGAAGGTAGTATTCAAATAGTCGGATAATATGAAAAGAAAACGTATTAATAGGTATGCTCTACTTATTTGTAGGGCATATCAAAATAAAGTGTATTTTTTCAGTGTATAACTAAAATGGCAAAATGATATGAAAACGAAAGTAAACTATTTAAGAAAACATAATGATGCAAATACATATAGTCAGACTATAAGTGTTATTTGTTCAGAAAAGGAATTTATGAATATGGCGCAAGTTGTAAAAAGCTACATTAAAAGCGGTAATACTTATGCGTGTTGTGCTAAACCTATTACAGTAGGAACTAACTTTTTGACTATTAATATGCTTCATAAATTAGCTTTTAACTTTTGGGAAAATAACAAAAGAGTAAAAACAGACCGTAACACAATTTTAAACATTAAAATACAATAATATGGAAACGAATACATTAAAATATACAGTAGTAAAATCTTTCCGTGAAAAAGGTATCACCTATAAAGTAATAGCAACCATTAAATTGCATGATGAATGTAAGAACGGTACGTGTTCATGGAGTATAACGGGCACACTCCAGCAAAAGAAAGGAAACGGACGTTTTTACGATATTGGGCACGGTTGCATCCATGAAGAAATATTAAAGGCATTTCCAAAGTTGAAAATGTTTGTAGGCCTTCATCTATGCGATTGGCGTGGCACACCATTATATCCAGTTGAAAATGGATATTACTTTTTACAAGAAGATAAAAAGCAAGCAAAGGAATATTTGCGCGTAACTGATGAAGAAATGGAAATTTTGTCAAAATGTGACAACAAAGAATATTTTAAATATCAATTGTTTGCACTCAGTATTGTGAAAAGATGGCAAGCAGAAAGCAAGAAAGCTATACAAGCACTCGAAGAATTAACGGGTGATGTTTGGGTTAATCCATATAAGGAAAGCGAAGAACGCCATAGATTTGTTTTAAGCGATGAAGAACGCGAAGAAATGGAGGGGAAAATATTATCTAGATATTATACGGAAAGTTCGATACAAGAACGTAAGGAAGCTGAAAGAATCGCCAAAATAGAGAAAAGAAAAAACGAAGTGATTAAAACCTTTGAAAAAAGAATAAACAAAGCAACAAAAGAAAAAGATGTAAAATTAGCTATATTAGGGGCTGGGTTATTATCAGATAATTATATCTACTATGTTGAAGGTAATAATGTAGTTTTCAATTATTATAGCTATCACGACAAAGTAACAGAAGAAGAATATAATAACATGCTTAAAAATATAGACTATTCTCTATTGCCGGAAGGAATTAAATTTGAATTCAAATAATAATAATAGAACTATGAGTATAACAGATTTTTATAACGGACGCTTTGTTAGCGGTAAAATATTAAAGCGTGATTATCGCATTATATGGCAACGAATTGTAATAGCTACAGCCGCTTTGTGTGGAATGTTCATTTTTATGATGGCTATTCAGTTAATGTGTTGGTTATCTAATTTGTGTAACTACGTTTTTAGGTAATAGCATGAAGTTAATAACGAAATTTAAGCCCGAACTAAAAGAGTTTATAAGCCTGCAAGGGTTGAATATCAATGATACAATGAAGGCAGTGAGAAACGGAAATCTGTTTATTTATAAGGCAGAAACAAAGCGCGAAATATTGTATCATGGTATTACTAATTTAAAGCACCCGTATATATTATCAGAGCATAAGCTTCCATTATAACAAAAAGTTATAACTGTTTTGGTAATATATATAATATATATAATATATATAATATAATAATAAAGTAGTGTATGAAAACCTATAAAAATTTTGAATCAGATTTTGAGAAGGCAAAAGCGGATATGGAACTTTTGCAAAACATTGTTTCTGTAGGCATTCCAAAGAAACAAGCGGTTTACTTTAATAGCATATCAGTAGATAGTAAGTACAGCATGGGACAAAGAACGTATCTATACGTAGGTGATAAATTGGTGCATTGCAATGATGAAAGAAAGTTTTATGTAGGGCACAACAAATTTATTGAAACACACGGAAAAATAGTTGTCCGCTTCAACAAAGGAGAATTTAAAAAGTATATGGCTATGTGCGAAGAAATGTATAAAGCCCTTGCAATAAAGGCGAACGCATCTAAATATATTTCTTTAGTGGATAACATAAAAGACTTTATAAAGCCTAATATTGACCTTAAAAACAGCCAATTTAACAAGAGCAAGGGAATAGGGTGTGTTTACATAGAAAAACAATTTGTATAACTTCTAAATATTAAAAACTATGGCATTAATAATAATTATCGGATTTATTGGCTGTTTGTTGTCTGGAGAACTCATTAAATTAGGCAGATAATGGGAAAGTTCATGCTTCTACTATTGGTGTGGGATATTGTGGCTTTATTTGCCATCATACTACGTCCTAACTTCAAATATAGTAGTGATGTTATCAGTTGGCTTATAGCCGGAATAGCTTTGTCTGTAATAATAATAATCAGTTAGTAATAAGATGGATAATAGCAATAATGAGATATGGAAAGATATTATTGGGTTTGAGCAATATTATCAAGTAAGTAATTTAGGGCGTGTTAGAAGCAAAGATAGAATTGTCATAACTCCTAAAACTTCTTATTTTAAAAAAGGAAGAATATTAATTCCTTCTTTAGATAGCAAAGGAAATTATTTATTTGTAGGTCTACATGTTAACAATAAAGTTAAACTTATCTATATTCATAGATTGGTTGCTCAGAATTTTATACCAAATCCTCACAACTATAAGCAAGTTAACCATATCAATGAAAATAAAAAAGATAATAGGGCAGATAATTTAGAATGGTGTACAGCTGAATATAATATGAACTATGGTACAGCCATGCAAAGGGCGAAAGAAACCTATGCTTCACGTTATGATAGGAGTGCTATTGCTAAAAATAATGCTATTAAAAAGAAAGTTATACAATATACACTTGATGGTAAGTATATTAAAGAATGGGATTCTTTAACAGATATACAAAATGAACTTGGCTTTTGCAGAAGCAATATCTCAAAATGTTGTGAAGGGAAGTATAAACAAGCTAATAACTTTATATGGAAATTTAAAAAAGATTGATTATGAAAAAATTTGTATCATGGAGAAGGGTTTCTACCATATATCAAAAGAAAACCGGGTTGGGACTCGAATCACAAAAAAATATAATAAATCATTTTGTTCAAATAGAAAACGGAACTTTAATAGCTGACTTTTGCGAAGTATATACGGGTAAAGACCTAAATGGATGCACTGAATTAAGGAAGGCAATATCTTTTGCAAAAGAAAATAATGCAATATTAATAATAGCTAAAACTGACCGATTTAGAAATACGGTTGAAGCATTACAAATATATGACGAAATGGGAGAAGGAAATATTTATTTTTGTGATATTCCACATACAGACAAATTTACCCTTACCTTATTTTTCGCTTTGGCAGAAAGGGAAGCTTTATTAGTATCTATAAGAACAAAGGCAGCTTTAGCGGTGAATAAAGCAAAAGGCATACTATCTGGACGTGCTAATAGTAATTATCAAATTAAAGATGAAACAAAAGAAAAAGCTATTCTCAAAGGGGCTATTACAAAAAATAAAGCTACGATTGAAAGTGAAGAATTTTCTTGTTTCTGTAGAATACTACGAAAAGTGATACCTATACTGAATGAAAATTCTACGGATGAAGAACTATTCTTCTTAAACTGGACTAAATACCGTACAAGTTTTGTCCTTACTAAAGATTACAAAGCGGAAATAAAGGAACTCATGCAGGAAGCTAATAGGAACAACAGCAAACTGTTTATCGGAGTTGACTTCACGAATGCTAATTTTTATCAGTATATTAGTAGCCGCGTACAAGCTACGTTCAATTCAATTTCTAAATACAAAGAATATAACTTATGAAGATACTTCAAATAGCCCTAATAACTAAAAAGGGCAACGTCTTTAATGTAAAGATGCAGATTGACGAAGTTGTGTATGAGAGTAAAGAAGAAGTAAGGGAAAAGCTTCTTTCTGTATTTGCCAATAGGCAGGATGCTGTAGTAGACGTTGTAATTCATTCCATACAAGACGAATTAGAGCTTTCCGACTACTCCAATGAACAACTTAAGGCTGAACTGAAAAGAAGAGTAAATATCGCGCGTATGAAAGCGATTAGAGAGAAGCCCAAGTATTATTATTGGGAAGGAATTGTAGTTGATATTCTGAGGCGATATAATAGGTTTGCCAAGTGGAAGTTTAAAATAGATTCCGAAGAGTTGGCGGCAAGTGAAAATTTTTCGTATTTGAATAAATGGCACGCCTTTGAGATGATAAGTGGTGCTTTCAATATGACAACTGCACCAAAGGTTGGGGATAGGGTCAAATTAAGATATCGTGTAGTAAAAAGCCATTTCCGCTCCTATAGAGATTCTAAAATCGTATCAGTAATAGAACGGGCTGACTTGTCAAATGAAACAGTAATAGCAGGCAGTGAATTGTAAACTAAAACCATAAAGAGATGAAAGCAATATTAATAGCAACAAAGGAAACTGTTGACGTAATAAAGGCTGGAGAATATACCAACATTTACGTAACAGAGGACGGAAAACAGTCGTTCTTAGGCGATGAACTTATTCTTCTTGATGAAGTGAAGGAAGAAGCAAAGGAGCGTGATTGGGAAGAGGTTAGGATAAATGCTGCAATAGCAACGATGCAATCACTTTTAAATAATCCACAATATGAGAACAAATCAATAATAGCCATAGCTGACATGAGCGTAAGTATGGCTGATGTATTGGTTAAAAAGCTGAAAGGAGAATAACTATGTAAAAGTTGAGGTATGAAACATATATTGGATTGGTATAATGAAAATACTCCTCAAAATGAGGATGAATACGAAAAAGGATGCTTGACAAGTGCTGCAATAATAGCAATAATCTTCATAGCATTAACAGTAGCAATAATAAATATTTGAGGTAACTATATAGAACTTTGCACTAAAAATTATATAAATAAATAGGAAATTTAAAATATTCTATTTATATTTGCGATATGTATTTAACGGAGCAACATATAATAACAGTCAATGACAAGAGGTACAAGGATTTAGACCGGATTTGTTTCTTATCTAAGAACTTGTATAACGCGGCTTTGTATATCATAAAGCAAGAATTTCTTGTTTCCGGGAAATGGATAAGGTCTGTGGAGCTTAACAAAAAGATGGTTGCAGAAAACAATGTTGATTTTAGGGCTATGAGCGGTTCTTCTTCCCAGCAAATACTTATGGCTTTGGATAGAAATCTGAAATCTTATTTTTCAGCCATTAAAGCATGGAAAAGGGATAACAAGAAATTTACTGGATGTCCTAAATTCCCGAAATACAAGCATAAAACAAAAGGAAGAAATATATTTTCTTATTCTTATGCACAATTTAAGCATAGAGGAGAATATATTTACTTTCCAAAGAAAGAAGGTTTGCAACCATTGAAAACCAGATGTAAGGAAGGAACGGTTAAGCAAGTCAGATTTGTTCCGAAAGCAGACTGTTATGTAATAGAATTGGTGTATGAATCGGAGGTAAAGGAACAGTTACCAGATAACAATAGATATATGTCTATTGATTTGGGGGTTAACAACTTTGCTTCTATTGTAACGAATACGAGCAATAAGGCTGTTTTGATAGATGGAAAGAAATTAAAGTCTGTCAATCAGTATTATAACAAGAAAAAAGCTAAAGTTCAATCACAATTAAAGAAAACAAATGGAAAGGAAAATTCGAGACGGTTAATGAACCTTACAAGAAAGAGAAACAATAAGGTCAAGGATTATTTGCATAAGGCAAGCAAGGAAATTGTAGGCATGTGCCTGGAAGACAACATAACGACATTGATAGTGGGACATAATGACGGATGGAAACAGGAAGTGAATATGAGTAAAAGAAACAATCAGAATTTTGTTTCAATTCCGTTTGAGACGTTCATATCAATGTTAAGGTATAAATCTGAAAGACAAGGACTAAGATTTGTTGAAATAAACGAATCTCACACGTCGAAATGCAGTTCTTTAGATTTAGAGGAGATAAAACATCATGATAGTTATGTTGGAAAGAGAGTAAAAAGAGGTCTTTTCAGAACAAAGAACGGGATTTTACTCAATGCAGATATAAACGGAGCCTACAACATCATGAGAAAAGTAAAAGGGGATGCAGCAATGCCACCCTATAGAGGGTTTGGGTATAACCCAGTTAAGAAATTTATTAACAAATAGATACAAGTGTAAACATGTATATAATTACCATATTTGATTTGAAAATGGAAAAACAACCAATTAGCATACAAGACGTGATACAAGAACTTCGCGACTTGTTCAGAGTTACAAACAGAGGATTTTCAAGTGAAATAGACGGGATATTCTTTATTGACAAAAGGCAATATTCCGCATCCGAGGTACACATGAAGCTTGAAATGTACTTCAATGACAAGTATATAATCAACGGACTTTGTAAGATATATCCGAATTGTGTGACTTATACACGATTTGAGATTAAGAGCATCGACAAGCTGATACCTAACTATAGACTCATGGGAGGTTATACTCCCGAAAAGGAGGGCTGAATTATGGCGAAGAGTATATTTACTCCAATGGAAAAGTTTAATGAGATTTTGGCGGTCTATAAACTTAAATCAAGCAATATTGGAGAGTATGAGGGAAAGCATATCAGAGTATTACACAATGAGAAGAAGCTGTTTGATTACTACCCATGCCGGATGAAGCTATTTGACTACCATAATTGGCATCAGCTAAGTTATCCTATGCACGGGAACAAGGATTGGGAGAAGGAACTAAGAACAATAATCGAAAAAATGATAAGACAATGAAAACAGTAGTAGTAACATTGATTGCTTTATGCAGTGTTATGTGTTCAGTAAATGCACAAAAAATCAGAAAAAATGAGATTGACAAGTTTACAAAAACTCATGTTGTTGAGACGTCAAGACCATTAGTCAATAAATATCCGGGAATACTATATGCTTCCTTCTATAAAAATGGCGATGATGAGTTTTTACGCCTTTATTGGGAATGTGGAGGTATTATATCTATGGACAAAGGAAACAAAGTTATTTTTCTTGATGTGGAAGGAAATCCATATACATTTTATAATTCTCAATATGTTATGTCAGAGGATATTCATGCAACATCCAATAATTTAGGGAGTGAATATATTTTAGAAATGTGGCTCGTTGGAGATTTAAGTATATTTGAAGACAAAGAATTAGCAGCAATTAGGATTTATACAAATCAAGGCTATGAGGATATAAAGTTAGGCAAAAGAATAGCAAAACTGAAAGAATTGTATTCAGTTTACAAGTCGGCTTTATAATAATTGTTAATAGTTTGACTTGTTTTTTGGAAGTTTCAAAAATAAAAGCGTTCTTTGCATTGCAATCGAGAGGTGATAGTCTCGGTGATAAACGATATTAGGATTCAATAGCAATTCAACATATAGCTTACATTGGCAACTATCACCTGCAATCGTGCAGCCTGCCAGTGTATAGCAAAGCTTAAAGCACTGGGAGTTTTCTCGGTGCTTTTTGTATTTATTGAAAAACATTCTTATATTTGTGGTGGCGATAGACTGGAGTAGCTACCAGTTGACAAGTCTCTTTTCCATACCTTCGGACTTCGCCACCATTTCATTTAGAAGGTATATCATTAAACATTGAAGTTATGGAAAGACAAACTAAAGGAATTTGGATTCCAATTGAAATTTGGGAAGATAAAAATCTTTCTTGGAATGAACGTATATTGTTGCTGGAAATAGACAGCTTTACTACTAAGGATAAAGACTGTTTTATTAGCAATGAATATATTGCCAATCTATTGAATGTAAGCGAAACAACAGCTAATAAAATCCTTTCATCATTGATTGAAAAGGGCTATGTCATTAAAACAGCTTTTGATGGAGGAAATAAGTTTAGATTAATCATTTCTAATTTAAAATGCAAATAACATGAATCATTCTTTTAATATAAATTTAGCAAAAAAATATGGAATTGAGGAAGCCATACTAATTGAAAACTTTATTTTTTGGATAAAGAAGAATATTGCAAATCAAAAGCATTTCTATGATGGAAGATATTGGACTTATAATTCTGCTAAAGCAATGGCACAATTATTTCCATATATGAACGATAAGAAAATATATCGCATCATTGATAATCTATGCAAAATAAACTTTCTCCTCAAAGGTAATTATAATACTGACCCCTTTGTGAAAACATTATGGTATTCTTTTTCTGATGAGGCAATAGAAGTATTAGGAAAAGAGGGTTACGATATTACAAAAATTGAATCCCCATTTCCCGAAAACGGTAATTCTTATACAGACATAAACAATACAGATAATAAAGAAGATAATATTATCATATTATCTAAGAAAGCGGAAGACAATGCAGAGCATGTAAATGTTAAATCTTTATTAGAATCTAATAATGGCGTTAAAAAATGTTCTAAAAAAAGTAATAACGTTAACAGCGATATTGATTACTTGTATGATTTATACCCAACTAAATGCCCGAATAGAGGAAGGTCAACGGGTAAATGTCGTAAGGATAAGGAGAAAATCAAGTCATTGTTGAAAAACATATCAAAGGATGAACTTGAATTTACCATTAAATCCTATGTTAAACAACAGACTGACGAAGGAGGATGGCTGAAAAACTTCTCTACTTTCCTCAACCAGCTACCCGATATGGGATATGGCAAGGATTCTAATATTATAGAGGGCGAAAATTCCAATTCTTCCTACATAGATAAGAGATTGCAGGAGTTGGACGAGATAATCGAAAAATACAAATAGTATAACATCAAATGAAGAGTATTATGAAGCGTAGGGAGTTAAATATTGGAGATATTATTCAAGTTGGATATAATCAAGTCAGAGTTGTACGTGATGAAAAAGTTTCATGTGATGCTTGCTATTTTAGACCGATTTGTGCTAAAGATTATGAAGCCTTAGAGAAGATGGTAGAAATATTGCAGTCCACCATCGAAGCAAAAAAGTATATGTTGAACAAAATAAAGGAAACGAAATGACAATACGAGATTTAGCGCATTTATTGCTTACTGCACCAGATTTAGACAAAGATGTGAAGATATCCAACGAAGGCTATAAATCTCATATTACAAGGGTAGAATTTGTAGAAAACGGTGAGTTCATAATTGGTTCAAACGTGTACAGTGAAGACAAAATTAAGGTAAAAACCGAAATTGAAGTAAAATCTCCATACGATGAAGAACCAAAAATATTTTAACGATAAATAGAGGAGACAGAAAATGAAGGGTAATATATTTGATAAAATCAGAAAAGCTGAATATAAATACTTAGAATATATGCTTGCTTGTGATAATATAGTTAAAGAAGCGCAAAAGCATATAGACTGGAATAACGATGTTTCGTGTGAATATTATCCGGGAGATGGTGTTTGTATAATGATAGAAGAACATGTTTGTCGTGCTGTAGCATTTTTGACTTGGTGGAAGAATCAAAGAACGGTATGATTGACAAGGAAACTTTTATGAGAAATTGTATCTGACATGGAAAGATATAGAATTGTGAAAGAAATAAGGTATAGCGGCTGTATTCCGATAGTCGTGTATTGCGTACAAGTAAGAAAAGACAAACGTCTTTCGTCTGAATGGGTGAATGTAAAGGGCTTTGATACCTATAGGAAAGCAAGAGAGTTGTTGTATGTTTTAAACGGTGATTGATATGGAAACAATTAAGATTTCAAATTTACAAGAAGGGGATTTGTTCATATATAAAGGCGTAATGTATGAAATTGTACATAAGGACAAATGGGAAACCTATTGTAAATATGTCAATAATAAAAGTCGTTTGGGATGGTTTTCAAGTGAATATCTTTATTGTAAATTTAGTAATTATACAAAAGTAGAGATTTAGATGCTATGAGTAAATATAGATACAGAGAAGTAAAGAATTATATCCACAACGAATTAAAGTTGACTAAAGAGGATATAAAGGAAATTATGATTCCAATCGTGAAAGAGGAAGTTAAACGTATCTTTCAAAACACCTATGGGAATGATGTCGATATAGAGAGGTGGGTTCGTTGTATGGTTTCCAACGAGATACGAAGACATGGTGATTACTCTATGATAAGGGATTTATGCAGGGAGATAATTAAGGAGGAAATTACCGATAGGTTGTCAATTGATATAAGCCTTAAAAAGAAAGAGGGGTAAAATATGCAGAATGAAATTTCTTGGAATGAAAATACTCGTTATGAGATTTATAATCCATATATAGATATTCCTATTTTAGAACCATGTGATACACCTAAAATCGGAAAATATCGTCCAAAAGATGATAGATGTACAAACAAGCAGATTGCGAAACGCAGGAAGAGGAATAAGAACCGTAAAACACATAGGAAATGAGTAGGTTTGAGAAAGAAATTCTTCCTTTTATAGAAGAGGAAATTATGCGAAAACTCCGTACATACAATGTGTACAGTACAAAGGAGTATGAAGACATACGAAAGGCAGTGAGGTATTCAATCAGATTTTGCAAGAAACATAAAATTGTTCGATGTGAAGATAAAGATTAAATAAATAAGGGAACGAGAAATGAAAAAGTACAAGGTTTTATTTTGTGATATGGACGGGACGTTAATAGAAACTGCAAGCGGTGAGACGTTTCCAAAGGGTATATGGGACATGAAATTTAAGTTTGATGTCCTGGACACAATAAAGAATTTGAATCCCAAAGTAATCTTTATTGTGACAAATCAAGGAGGGATAGAAAAAGGTTTGTCGTCAGAATTATTTACTTATGTAAAATGCAAGTACGTGAATAATAGTATAATAGATTATTGCGACATTGATACGCGTTTTATGTATTGTGGAAGCAATAACAAAACCCACCCTATGAGAAAGCCGAATACCGGAATGCTTGAAAAACTTTTTGACAACTATAAATCATGGAATGCTGGTTTAAGTGAAAAAGATTGTTTGATGATTGGTGATGCAAGCGGACTTGAAGGGCAGTTTTCGGACAGTGACAAGAAAACTGCCGAGAATTTTGGCATAGACTATATGGATGTCAGCGAGTTCGTAAATGTTTACGGGAAAGGGTGTGATTATGGGATTTAATAGAGGAACAAAGTTAGGCGCAGAAAACAGAAAAGGGCATAGATGGATAAACAACCCTAACAATGCGCATAGAAAGTGTACGAAGTGCGGCTGTATGGTCGATGTGACTTCCTCAAAAGGAAAAAGTATCTATACATACACAGATACTAAAGGTAATAAATCGGCTGAATGCCCTAATTGTATTTGATTATGGAAGTTAGTTATAAAATATTCAATTCGACAGATTACGATATTCGTTGCGAAGAGCGTAATATGTTTTATCCAAGTATGCCTCTTCCTACTGTAGAAGAGTTTACTTATAAAGGCACTGGAAAGGTGGTAGGGTATATAGATGGAGGCTTTTTTAGGGAAGATAAATTTTTGATAGTAGATAAGGAAACCAAAAAGTTTATCAAAGTGAAAGTAAGTGATTGTGAAATATTAGAATATTGATTATGGAAATAAAGAACGGAATAATAATATATGGAGTGCTGCATGAATTAGTAGAAACAAAACGTAATGATTGCTCGAAATGTTCGTTACGGAATGAATGCTATAGTAGCGACTATCTTATTTGTGATATGTTTGGTGCAGGTAAATATGAACATTTCGTCAATCGTGGCAAAGTAACGGATATTAAGATAGATAAGGAGGAATAAATAATGCACCAGTGTAATTATTGCTGTTGGTATAATGAAAGATACGGGAATTGCGATTGTCCGTATGTAATGAAGAAGTTGTCTTGTGATAAAGCTAAAAAGGAGAAAGAAAGGAGCGAGAAATGAAATCAAAACATCCATTAGATTGGTATAACGAAAACACACCATCGGAAGATGAAGAATACGAAAAGGGATGTCTATCTATCGCCTTGATAGTAGCAATCATTTTCATTGTGTTAACGGTTGTAATTTTATCTTACGAATTATGAAAACAGAACAAATATTATCAGTCGAACAGACGAAGCATTTACAAGAGCTTGGATTAGATATGAGTGATGCAAGTATATATTGGGCAAGAGTGTCGCATGGAAGTCGTATATATGATAAATCAAAAGGTAAGTGGTTTATGAGTTTGCAGAAAGAGTTTCAAACTTGCGGTTTTATATCATATGAAACACTACCTACTTATACCTTACAGGACATTCTCAATAAGCTGCCGACACTTATAATTATAAGTTCCGATTTTTATAAGATTTGCATTGAACCGTCTTGTGGATATTGGGATATATATTACTATAAATCTGATGCTACAGAACTTATCTCGAAAAAGTCTGAAAATATTATTGATGTGGCTTACGATATGTTGTGTTGGTGTATTGAAAATGGATATATTAAAAAGGAGGGTGAATAATGGAAGCACATGTAATGAAACTTGAAAACAACTGTGTAATTGTTGACGAAGAATATTTTAACGAGATAAAGAAGAAGGCAGAATCCAACCAAGAAAGGATAAACGAGATTGCCGAGGAAAAGTTTTTGGAATACGTCAAAGAAAGCGGTATCAAACTTTCCTACGAAGTGAACGGAATACCTTATATATTTCATTATGACTTGTTGAGTGAATTGAACTATGAGGAAAGAGGATATCCGGAATCCGTGTCAGAAAAGGTGAAGCATGTTATCGCAGACGATATAACCGAGGCTTTGAATGATAAGTTTAAAGGACTGAAAGACGAGGCTTTGAATTATGCGTTAAGCGAGTTTGACAAGCGGAAACACGGTTTGGAGGCTACTGCAAAAATATGGAAATGTCTTGCATTGATATTTTTCGTTACAACTATTGTTTTAATAATCGCATTATTTATATGATTATGAAGGAAGAATTTGTGACATTAGAAACATCTAAGTTGTTGAAAAAGAAAGGATTTAATGAGTTTTGTAAATATGCTTATGCAGATGAAGATTTACATTTAATGCCTTTGAATACAACAAATTTTTTCATAGACGAGATAGGAGTAGGATATTCTGCACCTACACAATCTATTGCGCATAGATGGTTGCGCGAAGTAAAGGATTTGTATGTATGTATATTTAATAGTGCTTCGGGTTATGGGTATGAAATATCTAAAGTTAATGGAACCCATATGTTCAGTTCCGGTTTTGAAGGTCCAAACGATGGTGGTAATTGGAACACATATGAAGAAGCATTGGAAGCTGGAATACAAAGAACTTTAGAACTTATATGAGATTATGGAAGGGGAAAGGAAAATCGGAGAAGTATTTGAGTATAATGGTGTCAAATTAATAGTTAGAAAGATGTCGTCTTGGGGAGATTGTAGAAGGTGTTTCTTCGGCAAAAAGGGTAATATAACATATGGCGGTCCTAAATGTTCCGCTCATGAAAGGAAAGATAAAAACTTTGTTTACTTTGAAAAAGTGGAGGAATAAAATATGGAAAAGTATAAAGGTAAGTTGACACTTGGAAACAAGGAATACGAATGTGAAGTGATAGACGGAGTTCGTTATATTGATGGGAAGACAGTAGACGAGTTTTATAATGAATTGCCGATTGAAGAAGTTATTAAATTGGTAAGGGTTGGATTTGAGACATTGAAAGCCGAGAAGAACGGAGAAGCATTTTCTCCCAAAGAAGAATATCAAAGAATTAAGGAGGGTAAATAATGGCAAAAGTATATGTTACTAAGTATGCTATTTCTCGCGGAATAGAGGAAATAGAAAGAGAGATTTATGAAGTAAGAGATTATGATTACAGTTATATTAAGTACAATTTTCACACTTTCCTCTACATAGGCAAAGATGCTTTTCTTGATAAATCCGAAGCCATAAAGAAAGCAGAGGAAATGAAGAAAAGAAAGATTGCATCTTTACGCAAACAGATTGAAAAACTTGAAAAAATGACTTTTTGATATGAAGAATCAAGTATTAAGCATAGCTCAGATGCAGCATTTGCAGGAACTTGGATTGAATACAAGTGATGCAAGTATGCACTATCAGTTTTTACCTACAGCAGATTCTATCATTAATGGGACGGATGAAGTAGAAAAAGAACCTTCCCTTTTTGTAAGTCAGCCTAATATGAAGCATGAATATCCTACTTATACTTTGCAGGACATTATGCAGAAGTTACCACCTTCCATCAATATATGTATGCTGCATATATATAAGGCTGCCGACTTGTGGTATTTCGTGTATATGGATTCCTATACCCGTACCATTATAAGTACGCAGTATAGTCCGGATATTATGAGTGCAGCCTATCAAATGCTGTGCTGGGTGACTGAGAACGGATATTTAGAAACAAACAAGTAATGATATGGAACGAATAGTAGAATTAAGAGGATTAGAAGGAGTATATTGTAGTGATGTAGTTCATGCTTATATGTCTTGCAATGCAGAAGACGTTCAAAAAGCTTTGGAGATTGGGATTCCATGTACTGGAGCAAATGACTACGGAGCGTATAACATCTATTTTGACGATTACGGAAGAATATGTTTTGAATATATGCAACGTTGTGTAACAAGAGAATACAGATACGTTGAATCAATAGAAGAGGCTATAGACTGGATGAATAGATTTATGAATAATGGAGGTTGATTATGGGTAAATATAGATACAGAGAAGTAAAGAACTATATCCACAACGAACTAAAGTTGACAAGAGAGGATATAAGGGAGATAATGATGCAATAGCATACATTAATTTTGTAGATAGGGATTTAGCTGTATCTATCGTATATGGAGATAATCAGTACGATTTCACCATTGAACCCATTACCCTAAAAGCATTGGCATACGCCTATAAACTACATTGTGAAGAATGTGACGAAAAATACAATAAGGTATGAAAGCAAGAATAAAAGAAACCGGAGTTTTAATAGATGTAACTCCGAGAATAAATATCAATGCGCTATATAACGGAGATAACCTATATGTATGTGATAATAAGGTTTTCAGAGAGTGTGAACTTGATTTTTTAAATCTTGGAAATTCAGCTATTGATTGGGAACAGCGTAGATACGAAATCGCAAAGGAATGTGTTGCTGCTCTTATGACTAATGAAATTACTTTAGAGGATGCAGCAAAAATAAGTGTTGAACAAGCTGATATACTAATTGAAAAACTTAAAGGAGAATAATTATGGGATTTACAACACCGTGTTTTATACGAAAGAATACACCAGAGCTTAGAAAGAAGCTGGAAGAGTTGAGATATAAACTACTTAATTCTGGTGATACAACTTTAGATACACATAATTATGATGGCAAGGGAAGTCATAAAAGTATTGAAGAAGGAAGAGCAATCATTACATTCTATGGGAATTTATATGGGGTGATATATAATGTAGATACTGTCACCAAGAAAGGAAGGGTCGATTGTGGAGCTAATGAGTTCTTGTTTCTTGCCATTGCTGCATTGAGATATGATACAGACGATAGCCAATGGTTCACGGATGGGGAAGATTGGTTCTTATGCCAATATCTGAAAGTAGGAATGCACTACCAAGACAAACCGGAAATACTATTTGATAAGTGGCATAAAGCTTCCGTGGACGAACTGATTGAACACTTTAAACAATAACAGCATGAGAAAATATAGAATTGAAAACTATGGCATTTATAAGAACATCTTTGATGTACAAATGAATACTTGGTGGTGCGGATGGATTACGATAAAAACATTCGTAGCAAGCGATATTTGTACTGATAGTATTGATTATGCAAAAGCCTGCGCACAAGAACTATTAGATAAATTAAGGGAGGAACTACCATGAATGAAATAACTATTAGACAATGGTATGATACCTTTAAATCGGGTGAAGAATTGGTCGAAGTTCGTATAGTAGACAATGCTTATAAACGAACCTATTCCGGCTACTTTACCGATGTTGATACCCTGCTCAACGAAATTAGGAAGTATGATAACTGCAATATCTACTTCACATTGAACGCTATCAATCCAGCATGTTATGACAGAGAGCAGCATGATAGGATTGTCACTAAACCTAAGTCAACTACTTCTGACAATGATATTGTTGGAAGAGATTGGATATTGATAGACATAGATACTAAGAAGCCATCAGACACAAACTCAACTGATGAAGAGAAGGAGATGGCGAAAGAAGTAGTCAACAATGTATTTAAGTTCCTACGGGATGAAGGCTTTGAAAAACCAGTAGTATGCGATAGTGGTAATGGTTTCCATCTACTGTACAAAATAGCCATGAAGAATAGCAATGAGAATACTACAATCTGCAAAGAGTTCCTGCAAGTTCTTGATATGCTATTCTCTAATCCGAATGTGGAAATAGATTGTACTACACATAATGCAAGCCGGGTATGCAAACTTTATGGAACATTCAGCCGAAAGGGAAGTAATACCAAGAAGCGTCCTCAAAGGGAAAGTAAGATACTAAGAATACCAGATGAAATTAAAATAACTCCAAACGAATACTTTGCCAAAGTTGCTGCCATGCTCCCGAAGCCAGAACAACCGAGCAAAAGCAATTACTACAGCAATGAGAAGTTTGACTTAGAAGCATTTCTGAATAAACACCACATTGCAGTGAGAAACATTGTAAGGACATCATCGTTCACAAAGTACATACTTGAAGAATGCCCGTTCAATAGTTCACACCGTGCACCGGATTCAGCAATCTTTGAGATGTCTAATGGAGGACTTGGTTTTAAGTGTCTGCATTCAAGTTGTTCTCAATATACATGGAAAGACTTTCGGTTGAAGTTTGAGCCGGATGCTTACGACCACAAGGAATACCAAAGGCATGAACATAAGATGCAATACTATTCTCAACAAAAGAAAGAGCCTTTTGTACCAAAGAAGGAGGATTCTACTAAAGGAAAGAAGTGGCTGGCTATGACTGATGTTCAGTATGTGGATATGAGTAAGATGGCTTCAATTCCTACGGGATATAAAGAACTTGACAAAAAAATCATTGGACTGTTGCTTGGAGATGTAACTGTATTGTCTGGCGGCTCCGGTGCGGGAAAAAGTAGTTGGATAGATTGTGTTGCTCTGAATGCTATACAAAGAGGATATAAAGTAGGAATATGGTCGGGAGAATTGCAAGACTTTAGATTTCAAAGCTGGATAAATCAAATCGCTGCTGGTAAAAATTATGTATGCAAAAGGGAGGGCTTTGAAAACTACTACTATGCTCCTAAAAATATTTCCAATCAGATAAGTAATTGGTTAGAAGGCAAACTATTCCTTTATAACAATAATTATGGAAGTAAATGGCAACAACTGTTTGCTGATGTAAAAGAGCTTGTAGACAAAGAAGGTGTACAGCTTATTGTTCTTGATAACTTGATGGCATTGCAGATTGACAACTATGAAGGTGATAAATATACCCAGCAAACTAAGTTCATCAATGACTTAAAAGAATATGCTAAAGCTAAGAATGTGCATGTGCTGTTAGTATGCCATCCAAGAAAAGAAGGTATATTCCTACGGAAAGAAAGCATATCCGGTACAGCAGACTTAACGAACCTTGCGGATTCAGTTTTCATTATACATCGAGTAGGAAAAGACTTTGAGCAGAGGGCAGGGGAGTTTCTCGGAAAGGATAAAGTTCTCCCATATCTAAAGTACAACTCTGTAATTGAAGTTTGCAAGAACCGAAGCATGGGAGTGATAGACTTATTGGTAGGGATGTACTACGAAGTCGAATCCCGCAGACTAAAGAACGAAATATCGGAGAACATCGTCTATGGATGGCAGGAACAACCTTCACAGTTGACATTTGAAACGATACCCGAATCTGATGTTTCTGACTTACAAGACATATATGACAATATGAGCAATCAATTACCGTTTGGTAACGAATTGCAGGAATTACCCTTTTAAAATGGAAAATAAAATCGAATTTACGAAAATAGAGCAGTATTTACCGAAAGAAGGCGAAGAAGTTCTATTCCTCTGCGAAAATAATATGATTTTTCACGGGGAATATCTATTAGGTAATTGGTTCATGTATTCACCGGAATATAGTAGCAAAATAATAAGCACTATCTGCCGATTCAGAGTAGTCGGGTGGGTAGGAATAAATAACTTTAGTTTTTAATCAATTAAAAGAATTAATCATGTTAGTACAATTAATGGAAGCAAAAGTTTCTTACGTTAAAATCAACGAAAGAGGCAAGCAAAAGAGAGTAACAGAAAAGTATCTTGTAAACGCTATGAGTTGCACGGAATGCGAAAAGCTGATGAATGAAGAACTGTCTATCTACCAAGCAGAAGAGTTTTCAGTTCTTGCAGTTGGACGGACGAACTTCCAAGAATTTTTGGGAGATAAGGACAAGGAGGACAAGAAGCTGTTTATGGTAAAGCTCAACTACATTACTCTGAATGACGATGGTGACGAGAAGAAGACACCTTGCATGTTGATTGTTGAAGCTGATACAACAGAAGAGGCAACAAACACTGTCAAAGAAGCTATGTCCGCTTCAATGGCTGATTGGAGAATCGAACGAGTTGTTGAATCTAACTATGTGGATATTGTGAACTTGTAGTTTATAATCTCGTTTATTTTAAGTCGAAAGGGAGAGAGTAACAATTGTGCTTTCTCTCTTTCTTTTAACATAATTACGAACCCGATTTTTTGGAACTTTCCAAAATTTCAGCTACTTTTGTCACTGTAATCAAAACCAAATTTACAATGAAGATAAGATTTAAGAAGCTGGATAAATCAGTTCCTTCACCATTCAAGAAATACCCATCTGACTTTTGCTGGGACTTATACGCTACTTCATGCGAGGAAATTGCACCTAAAGTTTATAAGTATGGATTAGGCATTGCAATAGAAATGGAAAGAGGCTGGGAAACTATATTGAAAGGTTCTAATATAGACATTGAGGAGGATACACTTATAGATTTATCTAAATTACCATTTCATTTGTCACTTGACCTTAGACCGAGAAGCAGCGTATGGAAAACTGGTATGGTCTTATCCAACTGTGAGGGAACTATTGATGAACTTTACCGTGGTGAGATGTCAGCTGTATTTTATCATGTTATGCCCTCCATGCCAAAGTACGAAGTAGGGGAAAGAATAGTCCAAGCTAAGATAGGCATTACCTTACCAATCGAATGGGAGGAAGTGGAAGAGCTTTCTGATACCGACAGAGGAGCTAACGGATATGGTAGTACGGGACAAAAATAAGAACCATCATGGAAAAGTGGATAAGCGTAAAAGAGTACGCAAGGAGAATTGGCAAGACTACTTCGGCTGTCTATTATATGATAGCTAACAATAAGGTCGAAGCCCGTCACTTTGCCTATGGAAATAAAAAAGGTCATTTAATAAAAGTAGAAGATGGTGAAGTTAAAAGTGAATGTGAAGACGAAGAACGATAGTATTCCGTCTGACACTACGAAGAGAAAGATGCCGATAGTAGTAGACCCAAAACTTCATCCTCATCCAAGATACCATGATACTAATGTAGGTGATATTAGGTTTAGGATTAAGACTACTAAGAAAGATACGGTTAAAGCCGATACAATCAAAGTTGAAGTTAAGAAATGAATACTCTAAATAAATACATATGGTCATTATCTCCATTATTTAGAAAGCTACTTATTGTGCTTACTAAATATGTTGTTTATGTATTATGTCTATTGCTTTTGATTGACTATTCAGAAAAGTTAATAGCATATTACAATAATGACTTCTTTGAGGGGATGGACGGATATGCTTATTTATTTACTCCAATATCGTTCTCTATAACTTTATACGTTAAGATTACTTTAATAGCTGCGATACTACTTTTATTATTAGCTATTTCATTACATTTCTGTTGGAAATACTTATTAGGCGTACTTTACATATTTGTAGTATTAATACAACGTGAGTATTTAGATACAAT